ATGTTCTGGACGGTCGTGCTGTGGGCGCTCGGCGCCTTCCTGCTTTTCTGGTTTTTCGCGGCGATAATGGCGCTGCCGCGCGCCGTCGGCTCGCTGGCCGACCGCAAGCCTCCCGAATCGCCGCTGAAGAAGTTCGTCGAAGAACATCAGCGCCATCTCAACGCTTCCCGGCAGGATCGAAAATAGTCCCGCCGCTCTCCAGCGCCGATCGCATAGCCGCATTGGGAATCGTGTTTTCAGGGCCGCGCGCAATCGCCTCGCGAATCAACTCCACGGAATGCGGGTCCGTGAACATGTCGGCGAGCGTCGTGATGTTGCCCTGCAGCGACCGCCGCCGTACTGCGTCGCCCGCCCTGGTCACGAAACTGGTTCCGAGCGATCGCGCAAGGCCGTAGAGAGCGGCCGCCGGCGAGGCCGAGCCGAGCGCTTCGTTCAGGGCGTGATTGAACGCCGTGGCGCTGCCGACCGCCTGGCGGTGACCGGTGGCCTGCAGCACGTCGAGCAGTTCGCCCATGCGGTCGGCTGTGGCCTGACCGCCCGGCAACTGGCGCAGCACCGCGTCGAGCACTTGCTGCCTGGTGTCGTTGCCGGCGACGTCCTGGTGAAACTTGATGCCGGCGCGCTCGCTGTTGGCGCCCTGCGTCTCCGTCGTCGCCTTGGTGTAGCGGTCGGCCAGGTTCTGCCGCACGAGACCGGACGTCGTCGCGGGGTCTTCGGCCGCCAGCCTGCGGGTCGCGTCAGCGGCCTCGCCGGCGGAGCCGGTGAGCGGGTTCTGCGGCAGGATAGCGTTGCCGGCGCCAGCGGTGTCGGTGGCAGCGGCCACGCGCCCGACCGGGCCTTGCTCGAGCGGGTTCAACTGCGTGCGGCGGAGCGCTTCCTGTTCGGCCAGGGCCTGCGCGTATTCCGGCGATGCCGTGGAAGCAGCGTTGCGCGCGTCGGCCGCCGCGGTGCGGCTGCGGCCCGCAAGCTCGGGGCCGTAAAGCGGATTGGCCGCGTTCGCGAGCGCTTCGCCGCGGGCGTTCAGATCCTTCGTCACGGCGTCGATGACACCGATCGAGTTGTCCGGCAGATGCGCATATTCCGGCGCGAGCTCGGCGTTGCCGCGCAGCCGCGCAAGACCGGCCTGGAAACGCGGGTCCGCGGCGATCGGCGCGAACTGCGCCTGCGGGAGCGCTTGCGTCTCGGCGGCTTGGTAGAGCGGTCGCGTCTGCGCGTTGATGCCCTGGCGGGTGTTGTCGATGACGTCGCCGGCGACTTCCGCCGCGCGCGGGCCGAGCGTGGACGGCTGCGCGCTCTGCGGCGCGATCTGGTCAAGCACGTTGCCGACGGCCGTATCGACCTGGCCGGGGCGCTGCGCGTAGAACGGCGCAGTGCCCGCCCGGCCTTCGACAGACCCTTCGACGACGCGCTGGACGTTCGGCAGCGCGGAGGCGCCGCCCTTGGCCTGCGCGATTGATTCAGGGCCGGAAAGCTTGATGCCGGTCGTGTTGTTCTGGAGATCGAGCGCACGCTGCCAATCGGCGTCGGTCATCTCGCCCGTGGCGCGGCGCACGACGCTCTCGGGCGCGTTGTAGGAGCGGCCCGCGGCGGTCGCAAGGTTGCCGCCGAGCGCGCCGATGAAGCGCGCCAAGCCCTCATACGGGGTGCCTTCCGTGGCCTGCCCCGCGACTTCGGACGCCACGCCGGGGATCAGCGCGTTGCCGACGAAGTTCTCGACGCCGTTCTTGACGATCTCTCGGCCAGTTGTGCCGACAGCGCCGGCCTTGCCCATGATGCTGCCGGGCACGGCGAATTCCGTCACGGTGCCGGCTACCCTCCCGAGCCGGGTTTCCGGCTTGTGGAGATTGTCGTTCATCTTGCCGCGAATGTAGTCTTCCACGGTGTAGGCCGGCGATGTGTCCGAAACCGCCTGCTCCCACGGCAGCCTAATGCCGGCATCGCGTCGGGCCAATTCCTGCGCCGACAGCGGATCCGCGCCGATGAGCGACCGCACACCGTTTTCGACTTTGTTGTACGCCCAATTTCCGACGCCTTCGACGGAACGGCTGAGATCGATCGGGAACATCAACGTGTTGGCGATGCCGCGCGGCACACCAGAGGCGACGGACAGGCCGACGTCCTTGGCCGTGTTTACCGGAGGCGTCGGCGCGGGAGTATTCGGCGCAGCCGATTGCGACAGCGAACCCAAGGCGCTGGAGATTTCCTCGTCGGTGAAATCGTCCGGAAACTCGACGCGCTGGCCTTCATATTCGACAATCGGCATCAGGGCGCCCTCATTGGCTTTCCGTCGGGACCGCGAACGAACTTAACCACGCCACCGGTCGGTGCCGACGCGGGCGCAGGAGCGGCCTGCGCCGGACCAGGCGCGGCAGCGATCGGCGCTTTGCCGCCTCCGACGCCGCCGCGCGCAATCACGTCGGCCATCTCCTTCGGGACCGGCAAACCCTGCGCCGCCAAGATTTGAGCGATCTGCTCCGCTGCACCGCGCGACGTGCCCCGCAGGGCCGCGAGCGCAGTCTGACGCGCGATCGATTTGGTCTTGATCAGTTCCGGGTCGTCGCCCGGCATCGGGATGAACACCCGGCCATAGGACTGGAATTCATCTTTGCCGAAAGCCGCGCCGGTGTCGGGACGCAGGATGCTCATCATGAAGTTTTGAGCGTCACTGTAGAACTTGCGACCGCTATCCGAGATGACATGCCGCGTCGCTGCGTTCGGAAGACCGCTGAGCGATCCGAGCGTCGATTCGTAGTCCAGATCGTTCGGCTGATAGCCGCCAGCGGTGGCCGCGTCGAGGTTCGCGCTCGCCGGCGCGGCACGGCTGTAGAAGATGCCGGCCTTGTCGGACGCTTCGGTCGGCTTGCCGCCACCGCCGACCTGAACGACTGTACCGTCCGGCAGCGTGGTCGTGATGCCGTTCCCTTTCGGCTCGTAGGCCGGTTCCTGACCGATAGCATCCAACCGGGTAGCGATGCGCGGGCCGTTCGGCGTCACGATGTTTTCGACTGGCGTGTTGCCGAAGGCGGCGGCCTCCTGCTGGCTGCGCGGCATCGTGCTGAGAATGGCCGCCTTCAACTGATCGTCAGTCAGCGGCTTCTCGCGGCCTTGCGTCGCGTCGATCGCGTGGGGGACGCCGAACTGGCCGGCGATGTCGCTCGGGATCTCCGGTCGCACCTGACCTTCGTTCAGCGGCTGGTAGAACTTGCCGAGTTCGCTGACGCGGTTCGTCTCGAGCGCGCGAGCATTGTCGGCGGCGTTGTTGGAGCGCGACGTTGCGGCCGCGACATCCTGACCGCGCTGCGTCGTCGCGTTGCCCTGATCGACCGAATAGTAGGACTGATTCGGCTGGTAGGCGCCTGACGCCACGCCGAGCCGATCGAACGTCGATTGATTGAAGTCCGGCTGTTTGGCGTAGTCGTAGAAATCGGCCAGTCGCTGCGCGGCGGCCTTGCGTTCGTTCGCGAGCGCCCATCCGGCGGCATCGCTGCCGCTCGGCGGTTCGAACAGTGAAGCGAGATTGGACGCGGCCTGCGCGAACTGCGGATTGTTGTAGTAGCCCGACGACTTGATCGGCATCAGTACAGCCCTCCACCGCCGCCATAAAGGCTATAGAGATTGCTCGGGTAACGCGCGGCCATTGCGCCAGCGGGTAGCGCCGGCGCGCTCGGGAACGTCGTGTGCGACGCATAGTTCGTGATGCCGGAACCGGCACCACCGCCAGCAGACAGGCCCTTGCCGAGTGCGATCGTGCCGCCAAGGCCGAGAACGTCGCCGAACAGCTTCAGGCCGTCTCCAGCGTGGCCGGCGCTGTCGAGCTCATACGGCACGACGTTCGACGAGCCTTGCTTGAAGCCGCCGATCTGGCCGATCAGGCTGGCGTCGCGGGCCTGCGAACGGCCGATTGTGCCGAGCAGATCGCCAAAGGATCGCAGATTGCCCAACGCCTCGCCCTGCTGTTGGCCGAAGGCGTCGGCCTTGTCGCGCTGCTTCTGTTCTTCCTGGACGGTGACATTCGACGACGAGGCCGGCACATTCAATTGGTTCGTGGCGGCCTGATTCGCGGTCGCGTCCTCAATCCGCTGATCGGCGAAATACTGGCCGAGATCGGACGCGGTCTGCGCCTGCTGGCCGCCGAAATCCTTGTAGCGGTCCTGCGACTGCGTGTTGATGTTGGCCGCTTCCTGGTCGAGCTTGTTCTGCCGGATCCGCTCGGCGGCCATGACATTGTTGCGCGCCCTGTCGACCTTGCTGGCCGCGATCGAATTGGCGAGCGTCGAGCCGGCGGTGAGCGCAATTCCGGTGAGCGTCAGTACATCGCACACTTCGCGCCTCCTACTGCGTCACCGACACGCGGCCGGCGTTGGAGAATAGGCCCGTGTTGTAAAGCGGCTTCGGCCCACCGGCGGCATAGGACCGCTCCTGCGCGGCCTGAATGCCAAGCCCGTTGGTGAAGTCGGTGAAAAGCTGGCCGAGCGGGCTGTAGGCATCCGGCGCCGATAGAGCCTGCGACCTGGCAAGGGCCGAGTTCGCGGCCCCTTGCGCGTCGCCCGTGGCGTTCAGCGTCTGGATCAGATTGGCGCGGGCGTCTTCGACCGAATTGCGGGCGCTCGTCTCATAGGAGAGCGCCTTGTCGGCAAGCGCCTGCTTCTGCGTGTCGTAAAGCTTCTGCAACTCGCCGAGCTTCTGACCGCGGGCCGAGCTATCCAAGAGGCCGCTACGCGCCAGCGAGAACGTCAACTGCCGGTTCGCGTCGCCGTATTGATCCTGAAGCTGTGGGTCGGAGTAGTCGAGATATGCCTGCCTGCGATTGTTGAAGAAGTCGTTGGTGAACTGACCGGGCGTCGCCGTCGCGGACTTCGTGAACGCCTCATCGGCCCGACCGAAATGCTTGGCGCTTCCGTGCAGGCGATTGCCGTTGGCGTCGTAGTACTCGCCGCTGTCCCAGTTCATCGCGCCGCCAGTTGGCGCGACAGGCGTCAGGGCGCCCGCCGGGGCGCCGTCGAAGATCGCATTGATTCGCTGTGTTCCGGCCCGGATGCGCGCCTGCCGCGCGTTCTCATCGATGCGGGCCTGTTTTGCCTCGTTGGCGCCGGTGTCTTTCTTGCTCACGAGCGTTCTTCCGAAAGCTGCATCTCGAGGAAATTGCCAACACGCTTGAAGCCGAAGTGCTCCAAAAATGCTGCTGTCCTGTCCGATTTGAAGCTGTTGTCGTTACCGCCATCGATCTTGGCTGCGCCTATAGATTTGCTCCAGCGCACAAGCTCTTTGACGAGAAGAACGGCTGCCCGAGTTCCGCGGTGTTCCGGCGATACATAAATTACCCGCTGCGTCGTATAATGTCCATCCCGGTAGTCGAAGGCGCAAATGTACGACACCATGAAGGCGATGACCTTGCGCTGGTGTTCAACGACGAAGATCGTAGGCTGCGCTGTAGTGATGCCGCGGCGAAAAAGCTCGCTCAATCGGCCCACGTCGTAGGGCTCGCCGGGCATCGTTTCTTCAAGGTTGGCAACGGCCATCTGCAGGAAGGCCGCTTCATCGTAGTCCATGGCGAGCCTAACGAACATCGTCGGCCACCCATGCGAATTGGTGAAACGTCTCGCCATTCTTGCCGAAGCCGCGAAACACCCCTTCTTCCTTCATACCGCAGAGCCGGATCCACTTGTGCGCCTGCTCGTATCCGGCGATCGAGATGCATTCGATCCGATGCACGCCCGCTTCGACATAGTTCGGGAACAGGTTGCGCTTGGTGAATCGCGCGATCGGCAGCGCCAACCGGCAGAACTGCTCGGTCGCGAAAAACATGAGCGTGATGACGTTCGGCCTTCCTTCGACCATGGCGCCGACCGCGACCGGCGTGCCGTCGTCATCGCTGAAGCAATATGCCTCGTGGTGCGCGCCGTAGCGCGCTACCAGCGTGTCGGCGAGTTCGGCGCGGTTGCTCGCGAACGACACGGCCAGGAATTCTTCCGCGTCCTTCGGCCGGATATGGTCGGCGACGTAGCGGACGTGATCGACGCTCGGCCCATCAATCATCATCGCCATCAGCCTCGAAATGGATGACGCACGCGCCGATCTTGGCGTAGCCGGTGCCCTGGCTCTTGAAGATCAGGCTGAAATGCGTCGACTTGCCCTGCGCCGGGATGCGGCCATCGTTGTAGGTCGTGTCGGCGATCACGTCCGACGTGGTGCCGACGGCGTCCTGCGCCTCGAGATTGTTCGGGTTCATGGCCGTGAAAACTTTCCACGATCCCTGCGCGGCGACGTCGACGCCGGTGATCGTCTTCGGCTTCCACGGCTTGTCGGCGTCAAGGTAGGGAGTTTGCGCGACGGCTTCCGTGTCGTCGTATGTGAGGTCGTTTCCGAGCCCGCCATAGACGTAGATCGTATTGCCGGAGCGCAGATAAACGCGCCGCCCAAACACAACCGCTTCGTCCACCGTGAAGCCAGGAAGGTATTCGGACCATGCGCTGACGCTCGCTCCGCTGAAGAAGGAAAACACGAAGATCCGGTCGCCCATGATGAGCCAGAACCGGCCGTCGCGCGGCTCGATCAGGCCGATGATGGCCTGGCGCTCGTCGGCGCTCATATTCGACAGGACGTCGGTGATCAGCGGATCGACGGGGCTGCCGATGTCCGTCGTCGACGCGGCATTCGATGCGTCGCGCGCCCGCAGCGAGCGCAGCCCGCTTTCATTCAGGTAGAAAAGATCGTTGTCTCCGAATTGTGTAACAGATTTCGGACTGCCGGTGCCGGTGTTGTTCAACACCTGGCTCTGCTTGTTGAGCGTCGGATCGGGGTCGACATACCAGATTTGAATGACCGTCTCGGCGAAGACCGCGACGGAATTCTGGTATTTCGCCAGCGCGATAAGCTGCTCCGATCCCGACGTCTCGCTTGACATGTCGATGAAGCCGGCGCCGACATTGTCGGTCGTCCAGCCGGTCGGATTCTTGATACCCGAGAAATGCATGTTCGGGCCGCTCGTCGAATATTCCTTCGACCCGATCGTCTTGACGAAGGTGCCGGGTTCGAACGTGTCGGCGACGGCCGTACCACCGGCCATTGCCAACCCGGTCGCTGGCGTGACGCCGAAGCCAGAGGCGACCGTGACAGCGACGATCTTGTCATTGGCTGCCGTGCCGGGGTCGTCGGCGATGATCGTCACCTGGTCGTCCGAAGCGACGGCCGTATATTCTGGCGTGGTCGTCGCGGTGTTGATGGCCGCGGCGATGGCCGTTGCCGTGGCCGCGTTGCTGGTCGTCCAGTTGACGGAACCGGTGATGATCGAAATGCCGTCCACGGTGATGGCCGAGATCGACGAACCGCTGCCGCCGGCGGCGACGCGGAACGCAGCGCGAGCGCGGCCGTCCACCCAATCGGCGACGCGCACGCCGTCATAGAAGTGGTGAATGCTGCCATCGGAGAAGATGCCGACGGCGTAAATCTTGCCGGCATAGAGATCGAACGAAGGAACGTCGATCAGGACCGGCGTGCCGCTCGGGTGCTGCAGGCGCTGATAGGTGACGCCAGCGGGCAGGCCGGGATCGGCGCCGCTCCCGAAGACAACAAGGCCGGTGCGCGTGTAAGCCAGGCCGACAGTGCCGGGCGGCAGCGAATATGCCGTCACGAAGGCGGCGCGCTTCTCGAATTCACCGCCACGCGTCAGATGGCCGTCGCTGCCTTGAATGAGAATTCCGCCGGGCGTGGTTTCCACCATGCGCCGGGCGTCCAATCCTCCTGAAAACTCTTTGATCCATATTTCCCCCATTTATTTCTTCTCGCAAATCTCACCCAAATGGGCTACAGTTTGAGAAACAGGAGAAACGCAATGTCGAAGAAAGCCGAGAACATGATTGGCTGCCGATCTGGCCGTCTCGTGGTTGTCGGCGAAGCTGAACGCGCGCCGCGCGAAGCGCGATGGCTTTGCCGATGCGATTGCGGAAAGGAAATCGCCGTTAGGGCGTCCAAAATCAAAAGCGGGCATACTCGATCCTGCGGATGCCTCAAATCCGAAGAAACCAGCAAGCGCTTTCTGAAGCACGGCCACAGCGCTGGCGGTCGTATATCGCCGACCTACCAGACGTGGGAGAATATGCTGCACCGCTGCCTTTATCACACTGAATACGCTGGTCGCGGCATAACCGTTTGCGAGCGCTGGAAGTCGTTCGCAAACTTCCTGGCCGACATGGGCGAGCGCCCGAAGGGTCTGACGATCGAACGCAAAAACAACGAAGGGAATTACGAGCCCGGCAACTGCAAATGGGCGACCTATTCCGAGCAGAACTCGAATCAGCGGACGCGCCGGCCTCGCACGCGCCGACACGGGAATTGTATGCTGACGGACGATCAGGTCCGCGCCATCCTGCACGACGCGAGAAGCGGCGCTGAGATCGGCCGAGAACTCGGCTTGGATCGCGGCCTGATCAATCGCATCAAAAGTGGGGTTGGCTACCAGCATGTGATCCGCGACGCCTTCTGCTAGGTTCCCGCAGGGCGATACTGGCCGATGACGATTTCGCGGGCACGCGGCACCTCGCCGGTGCCGAACATCTTGTACTGCGTGCGCGGCGTCAGCCGGCCGCGCAGGCGCGCGTAGCGGGCGTTCGCCGCGTCGAGCGTCAGCTTGGCGTCCTTGGCGCCGGTCGATGCGAGGATCTTCGCCGCGCAGAAGCCGACAAGCATGATGTCGTCGAGATCGGCGCGGTCATCGTCGGCGACGAGCGGGCTCAAGTTGCGGATGCCGGTGATACGAAGCATTCCGTTCATCGTCACGGGATCCGCGTTGATGTTCGGAATCGGCCAAAGCTCGATATCTTCGTCCTCGTTGAACTTCCACTTGCGCGGCGGCCAACTGCGGGCGTCGAGATCGCTGTTCCAAGCCGAATATTCGCAGGCGTCGATGCCCGGCTCCAGCTTGCGCCACAGGCCGTCGAGAAAGATTTCGACACGCTCAATGCGGTCGATCAGCATGTTCTCTGGCGTCTCGTAGTAGCGCTGGCCTGCCTGTACCGGCTGCTGCGGATAGATGCGCAGATGCGGCCAGTCGAAGTCTTCCCAAAGGCGCTCCTGCTCGCGCTGAAGCGCCTTCACCTGGGATGAGCGGTTCTGCGCGTTGTGCGCCGGATTGAGCGACAAGCGGGCTTCCGCCCGCAGATCGTCCAGCAATTTGACCAGCGTTGTTCCGCGCATTCACTTAATCCTTGAGACCAGGAAAGCGCCGACGCAGCCGAAACCGGCCATGATCAGGCTCGCCTGCCAAACCGTAATCGGAAGCCAGATGGACCCGAGCGCCAGTCCGGCACCGGCGACCAACGCGAGCACGCTGAAGGCGGCGATGTACATAAGCGTCATGACAAAACCGCCGATATCGCCCATGGGTCGCCTCAGTCGAACAGCTTGTCTTCTTCGGCCAGCACGGCTTCGACATCGCCGGGCGCCGGATCTTCGTCCTTGTCGGCGGCCTTCTTCGCCTTGCCCGGCTTCACCGGGGCGGCTGGCTTCGGCTTCACGCGGCTCTCTGCCTTGAAAAATTCTTCGGGCAGTTCCAGTTCGTCGAGCGTCTGGAACGCACGCGCGGCAGCGCCAGGGAACAACGTGGCGACGATACCGGTATCGCTACCGGCGGCCTTCGCCCGGCCGTAAACTTCGTAGAGGTACTTGATCTCGTCGCGATCGCTGCGCTTGATGTCGTCGGTCGGCTCGATTTCCTTGATCGAATCGGGGCCGTGGATGGCGCGCAGCACGGCGATCTCCGACACGGTGATCTGATACTTCGGGACCGTTGTCCCGCTGTCTCCGCCGATCTCGACATAGCAATTTGCAGTCTGCATTGGTCGTCTCCTGTGTTTGAAGGTGGACCGGCGGGCCGAAGCCCGCCGTGAGAAATCAGGCGAGGGTGACGGTGCCGACGTTCGCCAGGATCGAACCGTTGCCCGCGCTGTCGAAGTAGACCGCCAGGGCCTTGTTCGGCGCGTTCAGGGTGGCGACCGTGGTAGTGCCGTCGAACGTGCCGCCCGACAAGGTGACGGTATGCGCGGCGGTGCCGGAGGCGCTGTTGTTCTTGATGATCAGCGTCGTGTTCGGCACGACCTTCAGGGTCGCAGCGATAACCACGCTCGCGTGGTTCAGTTCGATCGTGCGGGTGCCGGGGGCTACCGCCGCCGAAGCGGTCAGTGACACTACACCGCCGTCGGCGAGAGCCGCGCCGCCAGCACCGTTGACGTTCGCTTCGTAGCTGCCCCTGGGCGCATTCTCGCCGAACGACAGTTTCAACGTGGTGCCCGCCGACCAGGTGTAGCCGGACAGGTTGGTGACGGTGATGGTGGACGCGCCGTAGGCCAGCGAGAAGTTGCTGGCGCCTTCGTTCAGAATGCCGGCAGCCCCATCGTTGAGGGTCAAGTCGCCGCTGGACGAGCCGGCAAGCGATGCCTTGGTCTGCCCCGACGGGTACGATACGGCGACGGTGCCATTGTTGGCGACATCGGCCGCCAGTACCTGAGTGATATATCCGAGAGAGCTCATTTTCCTAAATCTCCATGAGGGTGCGGGGTTGGCGGGACGCTAGGCCCCGCCGCTCCGATCAGTTGATCTCGTAGACGCCCGAAGTGTTGAGCTGGCGGGCGACCATCACACCGGTCATGGAAATGCCGTTGTACATGACCATGCGGTCATACGGCCGTGCCGGGTTGTGCTTCTTGTACTTCTGGCCGTCGGCGTAGAGCAGGCGCAGGCCGCGCTTGCCAACGTCGATCGCGTAGCAGAACTTCGACCGGCCGAGATCGTCCATCGTCGGATCCCAAACCAGTTCGACGCCTGCGTGCGCCGGCGACATCATGGCGCCGTCGGGGCGTTCCGACTTCCACCCGGTCTGCGTGTAGTAGCCGTTCGCGCGCATTTCGGCCTTGTAGGCGTCCTGGAACGCCGAGCCGCAGAAGTACATGGTCTTGGTCTGACCGGTGGCGTACTTCTGGCGACGGCGCAGGGCCGTATCCAGAGCGGTGATCAGCGCACCGCCGCCGGTCGAAGACGACGTGATCTTGTTCAGACCACCGGCGCCGGCCGCAGCCGCCGTCATGGCGTCGTTCTGCCACCAGGTATTCGCCGCACGGTTGATGCCGCCGGTGACGCCCGAGAACGGATTGTCGAGGATGAAGGCGCGGATACCGGCCAGGGCCTTGACGTCGGTGGTGCCGTCGCCGTGGATCAGGCGATCGAGCGAGAAGTTGTAGTCGGCGCCGAGCTTTTCGTTCTTCTCATCGAAGATGTTGGCGAGTGCCTGCGCTTCGCGGCCCGACATTTCGCTCGGGGTCTGCTTGGCGCCGGTCTCGACGACGTCGATGCCGTCGTATTTGAGCTCGGTCTGAGTGACGACCATGCCGATGTAGTGCTCCTTCCAAGGCATGCGGAAGCGCACCGAACCGGTCGGGTTGTAGTGGGTAAGCTGGTCGTCGCCGGAGAAGCCGGCGAGCGTGCCGCCGCCGTAACCGGAACCGACCAGGAAGGAGACGTTATCCTTGCCCGTGGTGAAAGAGCCGGCTGCTTCCTGGAAAGCGACCAGCATCGGCTTGTTGGCGACGTCCTGCTTGAAGACCGTACCTTTGTCGAGGTAGGTCTCGAGGGCCATGTTGTTGATGTCGGAAAGTTCGTCAGCCGTAAAAGGCATAGCAGTGTTCCTTGTCAGCCCGCCCGGCGAGCGACCACGGCGTTGACAGCGTCAAGCGTGGATTTGATCTCGGGGCGAACGCTTCCATTGACCTGACCGCCGGTCACAGGGCGGATCGCCGGGCGCTGCTGACGAACTGGAGCGGGAGCGACATGGGCCGCCGACACGGTGTCGTAGGCTTTCTGAAGCTGCGCCCGCACACCTTCGGGGGTGTTCGGACGGCCTTCCTTCGTCTGCAGCCACGCGATCTCACGCTGGAGGGCGGGCTGTTTCGCGTCGAAGTTCGGATCGCGAAGCTTGCGTTCTGCCTCCCACGACGAGACGGTTCCGAGAATCGCGTTGCGTGCGTCGGACTGCTGGCGGCTTTCCTGCCGCTGGCGGTCGAAATTGACGCGTGCTTCGGTGGACTGCACGGCTGCACGGGAGCGGCTGACTTCCAAGGCGACTTCGGGCTTCATCTCGCCCTTGTCGACCATGGCTTTCAGATCCTCCGGCAGCAGTTCGCCCGCCGCGATCAGAACCTTCTCCACCACCGGCTTCATTGCCTTCCAAGCTTCGGCGGGGTTCGTCTTGATCAGCCCGCCAATGACCAGGAGGTTGGCGGCTTCGTCACCGCTCAATCCCTGTTCCTGCAGGAAGTTCTCGACGTTCTGATACCGTTGCTGGTCGGTGCGTGCAGTCTTCAGTTCGGAGACGACATGCTGAAACCGCGGGTGTTTGTGGAACGGGACATCGGTGTAGTTTTCGTTGTCCGGTTCCTTCGGGGTGGCAGCACCGGACTTCTGACCGGCTTCTGCGCTGTCGGCTGACGAGGCCGCCGATCCGGTCCTGGCGTCGACCACATCGCGGACGACGGACAGGGTGTCCTTTTCGGCTGTTTTGGCGTCGGTCGCGGTGGACGAATTCGCGTCTGCGGATTGCTCGGCCTCTTTCGAGGCATCCGCTGCGTCCAGAGCCGGTTCGACCTTCTCGATCTCTTCGGCGTTTGTGTCCAAATCGGGCACGAAATTCTCCTGTGTTGCGGCCTTAAATTACACGTTGTCGATTTGGTTGACAACTACGATCAACCAAATCAACTCGTCAGGCAACAGAAGGCGACCCCGGCCCGCTGCCCTTGTTGTCTCCGAATGCCGGCCCGGTGCCTGCCGTATGACTGCCTTCGGTCGGTGCGTTCTGCGCGCCCTTGCCGCCTTGGGCGTTCGGATCGGTGGCCGGGTTGCCGGTCGAAATCTGCGCGAGGCCGTTCTGCGCCATGATCGACGGCATGTCGGCCGATAGCGCTTCGGTCAGATCGGCGTTGTCGTCGAGCCGACGCACCGTTTCCCTGGCGAGCCAGTTCGGCGAGATGCCCGGCATCTGGATCAGGAACGGCAGCATTTCCTTCCAATTATTGATCTCGACGGCCTGATTCGGCTTGCCGGTCGATCCGGCTTCGACCTCGAGGAAGATTTCGTCGGCGATCTGCTCCAACGTCATCGGCGGCCACACGGCGCCGGGGCCGGCGACTTCCATGACGTGTTCCGGCGACATCTCTTTCATCAGTATCTGGCCGGAGGCGCGCGCGACGACCGTCAGGAAGGCGTCGAGATCGTCAATGCTGGAGCCGTCGGCGGAGGCCGACGCATTGGCCGCGATGGATTCGCCCGTCGCAGTCGCCTTGCCGGTGAGGCCGAACTGCGATTCCGACGAGCCGACGACAAGCTGGATATCGCTGAAAAGCTGACCGGTTTCGTATAGATTCGGGTCGACGCCGGGCACCGGAATGACGTTCAGAAGGTCCGACAGCTTGCGATCTGGCGGAAGGTTTATGCCGGTCGCCGTGAATGCCTCCGCCCTGGCGAGCGCTTCGGCGTCTTCCTTCTCAATTGCACCAGTCTGATAGGACCAACGCGGCCGTGCGGCCTTGCGGTGCTCGCGCTGGCCCTGCCGCGACCGATTGTAGTCCATCTGCTGATCTTTCATCAGCCGGACGTCGGACGGCGGGAAAAGCTCCGTTTCGCTCTCGACTTCGTTGAAGGTCAGCGCATAGAGCGGCCAAAAATCCTCCACGAACACGTCGGGAGCGGCCGGCTCGCGCAGCCACTGCGGATAGCCGTCGGCGAGGTAATAGACCAGGCCGGCGGCCTTGTCGTAGTGCTTCCACACGCAGACCAGGCCGGTTCCTTTGCCTGCCGGTGTGTAGGTCGCACTTTCGTCCGGCTCGACGCGGGTCGCCGGATTGTCCGGCTGCTCATTCGATTTTCCGTCCTGGCGATAGCCCGTATAGGCTTTGCCGAGATCGACGCCGAAAATCTCGCGGACCTCGTCGCAACTGTACATGTATTCGATGGTGTTGTGGCGGGCGCCAACGAAGCCGACAAGCTGCTGGCAGAGCCTGTCGGGAATGACCTTCGTGGCCTGCGGGAAGTCGATGATCAGCCCTTCGCGGACAATGATTTCCGGCTCGGCCTGCAGCGCCGCAATGGCCGCCTGCAACTCCGCGATCTCGGGATCGTCGGGCTGCAATGCTTCCTCGTCATCCGGGTTGGTGCGCTCGGTCAGCACGCGCAGATGATCGAGGCGGGCGCGGTAATCTGCCAGCTTTTCCATCATGGCGGGCCGCGGCCCATATTCGCGCTGGAAACCGAGCTCGATATAGCCGACGCCGGCCGTCAGCGCGCGCCGGACAAGCTGCTTCGCGCCGGTCTTGAAGTCGAGCGGCTTCTGCTCGCGCAGCGCCTGCGCGAACAGGATCTCCAGCGTCTTGCCGATTTTCTGGATCATCGTGCGCTTTTTCATGCCCTGCTGGAAATCGGCCAGTGTGGCTTGCGCGGTGGCAATGGCCTGCTCATACTCGGGCGGAATCTGCGGCGTGACCGGCTGACCGGTCGGATCCATCGTCGGCTGACCCGTTGCCGGGTCGACCGGCGGTGCGAGCGCGGCCGTCGCGGTCTGGATCGTCTGCATGGCAAGCTGCAGCGACTTCGGGTTTTCGTCCCAAATCTGGAAATCGAGCGTTTCGCGCCGGCGGGCGATCGCCTTCGGGTTCTTGGCGTAGAGCGCGGCCGTCTTCTGCTTAATATGACGCCCGCAGAGATTGGCGACATACCAGTCTTCCGGGTAGTCCTTCGTGCGGCCGTGCCGCGCCATGAACATATCCTGGCGCATCTTCTCGAATGCCGGCTGATGAAACTTCCGGTCGGCCTTGATCTTCTTCGCTGTCTTCAGGACCAGGGCCTTGTCGGCTTCGGTCTGCTCGGGCGTTTTCACGGTCGCCGCGGCAGCATCGGTCGCTCCCGCCGGAGTGTCGATCGTATCCTGTTGATCGCCGGAGTACGTCATGATCAACCAAACCCTCCTGCGGAAGCACGCCGTCGTGCCTCTGCCCATTTGTCATTCTGCTTCAGCCAATTCAGCGTTCCGGTCGTTGGACCGGTCTTCGGCTTCTCCGCCGACGGGCCGAATTGGCTCTGTAGCCCAAGACCAATATACGCGAGCGCGTCGACAAAGTCATCGTGCGTGCCGTTCGGGAACGCCATGAGTTCGTTGATGGCCTTTTCGGTCCACCAGGACACTTTCGGGAAATAGACCTTGCCCATGCCGACACGAGCGGCGATCGACTGCGCGCGGGTGGCCTTGTCAGCAACCGGCGTGACTTCGACCATGTTGATGTAGACGCCTGTTTCTTCCATCCGCTTGCGCAGGAAGGGGCCGAGCGACTTGCTGATGTGGCCGCGCTCCGCCCACCACAGCAGCGGCCGATCCTTGCCGCCGGCCATTGCCAGCATCGCTTCGACTGCGGCGTCCGACGCCATGCGGCGCCAGATGCAATCGAGCAGATAGATGTTGTTCTGCTTGTCGACGCCGACCTTGATAAAGCATGACGGGTCGTTGCGCTGCTTCTCGGCAACAGCGTGGTCGCTGGCGCAGTAGACGCGCAATTCTTCGGGAAGCTGTTCCGGCGTGTAATATTGTAACGTTTCGCGCCGGAACATGACGCCATCGGCGACCGTCGGCCGCTGCTGGTAGAGCGCCGAGAAGCCGAGCGGATCAAGGCGCTGCTGGCTTTGCAGGAAATCGAGATCGTAGCGGCCCGGCCACAGCGCCTCGCCCGGTTTGCGCCCGAGCGGATCGTCTTCTTCGGCGATCGCCGGCAGAAGGATGATCTTCCACTTGCGCGCCTCGATTTCGTTGTAATGTGGGTTTTCCGGGTCCGTCAGCCGGCCGATCACGTCGTCGGAATGCCACCTGGTCATCGACAACAGGACCAGCTTCGGCCCCATGCGACGGGTCATGAAGACCTTCGTGAACCAATTCCACGCGGCGTCGCGCACGGCTTGCGACCGGGCTTCCTCGTGGTCCTTGAAAAGATCGTCGCCGATGCCGAGCATCATGCCGCGACCGGTCAGTGCGCCGCCGCGGCCGACAGCCACCAAGCGCCCGCCTTTTTCGGTCTGAATGTTGTTCTTGGCGCTGCCGCCGCGCCGCAGTCGATGCGCCGGAAACACCTGTTTGAACTGCGGCGTGTTCATGATCGCGCGGATGTCCGCGCCCATGTCTTCGGCCATGGTGTCGGAATAGGAAGCGACCGCGATATCCCACTCGGGATGCTTGCCGCTGACCCACGCCGCCAGGCTTTTGGTGCCGAGCGCCGTCTTGCCATGCCGCGGCGGCATCGCGAAAATCAACTGCTTCGTGCCGAGATCGCCGTGAATGAACTGCGTCAGATGCTTCGCGACGATTCGGTGGAATTCCTCGTCTTCGTAGCGCGATTTGTGAACGTTGTTCGGGTCCGTTGGATCCGGCATCGTGAAGCGTGTGAACGTCAGCAGATCGGCGCGAGCCTCCAACGCCATCTTCTGCCGCTCGAGCAGCGCGATGTCCTTCTCAATCGCGTGCAGATCGCGCTCCGCCTGGCGCGGATCGACGAAGTTGTAGCGCTTGCCGGTCTTGGGGTTGATGCTGTTGGGGTTCGGCATCAGGAGGCGAAACCGCCCTTCACCATGAACGCGATGATCGCCGTCAGGATGGCCGCAATGATGATCCACATGACCCGCGAAATGTCGCTCGAAATCTTGTCGACCTTCTTCTCGACACCGTCGATCTTCGTATCCATGTGTTTCCACCGTTCGTCGTGGCGCGCGCTTTCGATGTCGCGTTGGACGCGCCAGTTTTCGAGTGCCACCACACGTGCGCGGAGATCGCCGGTGTCCATTGCTTCATCCACCATCTTCTAGAGCCCTGCATCCCAACGTCGAATGCCGTCGACTTGGGCCGAGCAAGCGGCCAACGCGCCTTCGGTGTAAATCAGCCGGTTGACGATGTCGTTCGTCGTCACCAGCGGCTTGCGCTGCTTCTTCGGGCACGGCTTAACGAGCGCCGCCGGAACACGTTCCTTCGTCACGGAATGTTGCACCAGCACCGCAGGCTTACTTGTTAAGCTGCAGGCTGAGATCGGGAGGAACAGCGCCAGCAAGATAGGCGCGCACGTCTTCGTTCGCATCTTTCAATCCTTGGACGGCCGCCGTGTTTTCGGCCACGTTTGCGTTGATGTCGGCGATCTGCCCGGCGATGTCGGCGAGCAGCTTATCCTTGGCGTCGGCGAGCGCCTTCATGCGGCCGATTGTTTCCTGATTGGCGTCGTTCACGCCTTTCGCAGTCGCTAGATCGGCCTTTGCCTGACGCTCGGCGGCCTGTGCGGAAATCGCCTCGCCGCGATACCAGAAGATCGTCGCTCCCATGGCGAGGAAGACAATGACGGCGCCGAGCATGGCGTAGAGGCGGAGCGGCATCAGTGCGCTCCCTTGAGGCAATACATTTGTTCCAGCGCCCGGCGCTTGGTGAGGCCGGGGAGCGGCTTCAGCACGCCATGAATGCGCGCCTTGTCGAACTGCGTGATCCGATAGCAGGCTTCACGCACCTTCCCGGCACGCAGCAAATCACCGATGGAACTGTGGCAGAACGTGCCATTGCCGAGATTGTAGGAAAAGTCGTTAAATGCCGCCTGCACATAGACGTCCAAGCCCTCGTAACCGGGAACGCACGTCGCGTTGCCCTGCTCGTAGTGGCCCATGCGTTTTTCCAGCAAAGCGCGACATTCCTGTTCCGAGAACTTTCGACCTACCGCATCCTTGGCGCCTTGCGTCTCGCCGTAGCAGTAGGTCAGCACGCCGACCGGATCGCGATAGGCGTAGGCCCGATAACCCTCCTGCGGCGCGGCGATCGACGCCGCCAGAGCAATACCGGCCGCGACCGCGGCCCCCTTGCCTGCTTTCCTTGCGGTGCTCATCGGCCGGTTCCTTTGAGATTGTTCTGCTGGATCATGCGGGCGTAGATCGCCGCTATCGTCAGGCAGCCGGCGACCACGCCGAAAAGCCAGCGCGGCAATGGCAGCACGCCGTCGAGATACGGGAAGGTGATGTCGAGCCCGATCACCAGGAGTTCGACGGCCTGAATCCGGATGCTCCACGCGCGCAGAAGCACCAGCCGCCAGTGCGGAAGCGGCGTCGGAAGCTGGCCGGCGATGGCCTGCGTGACGGTCTTCATCGGAAGCACGCCATGACGACGGACCAATAGGCCGACGTGCCGCCGGAAATGGTTGCGCTGAGTGTTCCCGACGCGCTGATCGTGTTGCTGCCGCCGATGTGCTGCATCGATGCGTATGCGGCGGCGCTGAAGTCGGTCGGCAGGCCGCTCATCGTTCTGGACGTGCTGTTTCCGTAGACAGCGCAGCCCAGGAGTACGAAGCCGCCTTTTGTGGTGTTGACCGTGAACGTCCGCGGGATGTGCGTGCCCGCATTGTCGGTATCGGTGATCAGATGGAACGGCGTCGTCGATTGCAGCCCGGTCACCCGATAGACGGCTATCCGTGGCCGATAATAACCGGCCCCGCTTGCCGCCCACGTCACGACGACCGTTGCGGTCGTTCCTGTCGGCACGAGCGCCGAGACAAGCGCGGTGCCCCCGCGGTCTGCGCCAGCGTTCAAGAATGGCTGCGCGTGGATGGTCGCGGAAATACCGCCGATAGTGACCGACGCGATCGAGTAGTTCGACGAAGTCCCGTTGTAATACGGGATCGTGATGAAGACATAGCGGTTGGCTGCCGCCGCGCCGATCGAGACGCCGGTGAACGTGACCGTCTGATTCGAGCTCGGGTAGTTCGTGGCTCCCTGGAAAGCCAATGTCGTCGGGACGTTCGCCGGCTTGCGGAATCCTGGCGCGAAGGCGATCCCGAGATCGGGCGCGATATCGCGACCGACCTGTTGGATGATCGCCGGGCGTTCGATGACCGGAGGCGGCGGAAGGTAGATCACGGCGACACGTCTCCGCCGACGACCCATTCATCCGTGCCGCGCTTGTAGAGCGTGCCCATGGCGTATTGACCGGCCGTCTTCAGGCCGTTTCGGTTGCGCAGCGTGACGCCGACGCCAGCCGTGACCGTCGTCTGCCCTGCGCCCAACTGCGTGAAGTTGATGACCGTGCTGATCGGGAAGGCGACAGACGAGTTCGGCGGGATCGTCAGCGTGTTCGCCGTCCCGACGTTCATCTCGATCGTGCCGTTGGCGTCTCCGATCACGAGCGTGTAGCTCGCCGTCTGCGTGTTGAGTGCCGCGCCGTTCGGCCCGGTTGGACCCGTCGCGCCGGTGACGCCGGTCGGGCCAGTTGCGCCCGTTGGGCCGGTCGGACCCGTCGCGCCGGTCACGCCGACGCCCGTCGGGCCTGTCGCACCGGTTACACCGGTCGGCCCTGTCACGCCGGTCGCGCCGATGCCTGTCGGGCCCGTCGCGCCCGCCGGACCTGTCGGACCGGTGAACAGGCCGAGATCGACCCACGCCGATCCGCTCCACGTATAGAGATGGTTGTCGGCCAGGACTTTGTATGCGTCGCCGACCGCCGCGCCGCCAGGAAGCGCGCCGACCGTGGCGACGGTGCCTTTGATGACCAGGCTCGCGCCGGACGGTCCTGTCGGCCCCGTGGCGCCGGTAGCGCCTACGGGACCGGTCGCGCCGACCGGACCGGTCGGACCGGTCGGACCGGTTGCGCCGAGCTTGTTCGATACTTCAGTCGCCAGGCTCTGCAGCGTGACGATGCCGTTTTGCAGCGCGCCGTCGGCGCGGCGCACGTCCTTGACCGCGTTGACCAGTTCCTGCGTCGATTCCGCGACGTTGGCGAAGTCGTTGTCGACCTCCGGGGCCGGCAGCGGGGACGCCGGGTCGGTGGCCTGAAAGCCCGAGTAGCTGAAGCCGGGCACAAAGGGTAATGGATCCGGCATGGCGCGTGTCCGATTTGTTGATCGCTATAATCTACACAATCAACCCGTCAGCCACAAGTAAGGCGGCCCTCATACCATCCGGCGCCGAACAGATGGCTCAAACGCTCGAAATATCGCTCGTATTCGACCGCGATGACATCGATCGAATAGTTGTCAATTGCGTGATCGCGGATGATTTGCGGGTCGAGCGTGTTCGCTTTTTCGACGCCGCGGCGGAATTCGCCGAAGGTTCGGCAGCGAAAACCGGTTTTGCCGTGAATCACGGTTTCCGTCATGGCGCCCCAATCGGTCGACAGCACGGGCGTCCCGCAGGCCATCGCTTCGACGGCCACGTTGCCGAACGGCTCGACGTAGATCGTCGGAACGAACACCGCGCGAGCTCCGGCCATCAGTTTTCCGCGTTCTTCCGGCCCGACGACGCCGACATATTCGCCGTAGCCGGTGTGAGTGCCGGGGCCGGCCAGAATCAGCCGAACGCCCATGTCTTCGCAGACCTGTTGCGCGATGCTGTAGCCCTTGCGGTCGATCAGGCGGCCGATGTAGAGGCAATAATCGTCCTTCTCGGCGCGGAACGGGAACTTTTCCGGCTCGAGATAGCCGGGAATGACGGCGTCGAACCAGCGGCCATCCGCTGCGCACGGATCGCCGCCGGACGCCGCGCCATAGTGCATGTGCATCCACGCATACGATTCGAACACGCGGAACTGCGCGAAGGTGCCGCCGTAGCCGACGCCGAATTCGACCGTCAGAAGATCCGGCAACGCGGCGGCGATCGGCTGGTGCGCCCTGCCCCCGATCGCACAGACAAAATCGGTCTTCTCGGCGCGCTGTCGGATGGCTGCGGCGGCGTTGGCGTTGAAGGCCGACCAGGCCGGCGACGTCGGATCCCATGTCGGAGCCGTGTAGTGGCCGTCGCCGACATGCGCGGCACGCTCGGCCTCGCTGATGCACACGATATGCTCGTCGCAGGGCGCTTCGTTCTGCTCGCCGGCGTAGAGAAAGACCGTGTGACCGCGGCTTTTCATCATCCGGCAAAAGTTACGGACCTTATTGGTGAAGGCGCAGGAACTGAAAGCGTCGGAGACGTGAGTATGAGGAAGAGCTAATACATGAAATCGCACTATTGCACCTTCATTGGCGTTGTGTTTGATGAGCGCTGCGAAAACCGGGGAGGTTGTTAGATTGAACAGGATTGATGAACTTCGTCGAAATCTCGACAAAGAAACGATGTCGGGAGTCGAGATAGGCCCTTTTTACAGTCCTATAGTGCCGAAAAACGCCGGCTGGAAAACGACGGTAATCGACTTCCAAGACGGTGCCGCTCTGCGGGCTGCTGCGCGCAGTCACGCCGCTGCTTCCATTCGCCAAAGCGAGGATCAAATCGAGGACGTCGATATAGTCTGGCAAGGCGAGCCGCTGGACGATCTCGCGCTGGCGCGACGTCCTGAAGGGTACGACTATTTCGTCGCCAGCCACGTCATCGAACATACCCCGGATTTGATCAGTTTCTTGCAACAGATCGAACGGTTGCTGCGCCCTGGCGGCATCGTTTCCATGGCCGTGCCTGACATGCGCAAGTGCTTCGACATGTACAAGCCTGTCAGCGGGCTCCGCGAAGTGCTCACCGCCTACCGAGAGAAGCGCACCCGGCACACCCCGGAAACGCTGCTCGAGGCTCGCGCGCTGTCCGTTAATCGCAACGGTGCCGGCGCATGGCTTGCTGGTTCCGACGCGCCCCTGACATTCGCCGGCAATTTCGACCACGCATGGCAATCCTACCCCGATGACGTGAAAGGCCGTGACGGCTCGTATGTTGACGCGCACGCCTGGTTCTTCACGCCCGCATCGTTCAAGCTTCTGGTCTTGGAACTCGGCTATATGGGCCTGTTGAATCTCGACATCGACAGTGTCGTCGAGAGTCGCGGCGCTGAATTCATCGTGCAAATGCGTGTCGCGCCGGTTCGAGAAAAGCTGTCTCTCGCCGAGTTCAACGAACAGCGCCTCGCACTTTCTCAGCAACAAATCGAAGAAGTTGCAGCCGAGCTTGTTCCGCAGCGCGTCGTTGAAGTCCCCGTTCCCGTTCAAGTCCAAATACCGCCTCCGGTCCAATCGACCCGAGAAGTGGCGCGGCTGCTGGCAAACCGCATGAAGCGGAAAGCGCTATCCGTCCTCCACATGGCCTAGTTGCCCGCCATGATGACCCAATTTGTGCCGTCAGAATGAAGATCGGCCCATTTGCCCGCTGTGGCGGCCAAAATAGCCGTTCCCGCCGTGGCGCTGGTCATCGGAGCGACGTTCGACGATGCCGACACGACCGTAAACGCCTGAATGGTCTTGATCCTGATCCGGCGGCCCGTGAACGACGAGGCTGCCGGCAGCGTGACGGTCAGCGTCGAACCTTTGTTGCAGATGATGTTGTTTTCGGTCAGGCCGACGGTAAAATCGGCCGTCTTCGTGACCGGGGCCGGGTTCATCGGCGAGGCGTTTATGTAGTAGTCGCCGGTGATATTCATCGTACCAGCGCCCATGTCGCCGTTCGTAGGGGCGCCGAGAATCAGGCCCTGCCACAGCGTCATACGATTGGCGAGCGTGCCGCCGACGATCGTGTCGAACAGCCAACGAAGGTTATAGTTGGACCCGGAAGACGCGACGGTCGGCATGTCCGTTCGAATGCGACCGCCCAAAATCTCCGCAAGCGCATCGTTGAAGAAATAGGCTCCGATTCCGACACCGCCATCGTTGGCGGCCGGCGACGGGGATCGACGCCGAAGCGTCAGCAGCTCCGCAAACGTGGCTCCTGGCTCGACGCTGACCACATTGACGGGCGGGGCCGTCACGCTGGTCGTCTCCCACCACTCCTGCGACAACCCGCCTTCGACGGCGTTCACAAGAACATTCTTGATGCCGGCGTCGGTGAAGGTGACTTGCGCCTTGCCGACCTGTGCGAACGCGCGGTTATAGGTGGAACCGGTCTCGAAAGCGATCGTGCCGTCGACATAGCCGAGAAGAAAGCTGTTATAGCCGCCACGCACGTAGCCGTTGCCGCCGCCTGTGTCGGCATCCGCTGCGTTGAAGACGAAAATGTTGTTGTTCGAATTGGTGTCGCCGGAGGGGCCGATTCGGAAGTTGTTCCAGTTCGCAAACGAGTTCTGAACGTGGACCTCATTGACCTGAAACGCCCCGTTCGCCGCCGACACGCTCTCGACGTAGACGCCGGTGCCGCAATAGGCAACGTCACTAAGCCAGATCGTGTTGTCCTGGCAGTGCTGCCCCGTGTAGACGTTGTTCGACTGGTTGCCCCAAAAGCCGTATTTCGTGAAGGCGATTATCCGGCCGAACTTGAAGCGCGAAAACTGCGCGTTCCTGATCTCCACGCCGGAGCAGCCGGACGAATTCACGCCGGTAGGCGAAGCTGTGTTGCCGTTGATCGCGCGCAGGCCGCCAATGTCGATGTCATAGCCGGTGTTCCGGCCACCTGTCGGCGCCGCGGCGCCGATGACCAGCGCGGATCCGGTGGTTGGGGTGTACTCCAGATACGACGGACAGAAGAAACCGACCGGGTAGGAGAACGACAGCGACGAGGCAAGCCGATACTTGCCCTTCTTCGCTTCGATGCGGCCGACCGACCCTTCCGTGGTGCCGGTGATCGCCACAAGTAGCGCGTAAGCGGCCTGGATAGCCGGCTGGCTATCCGTCGTGGTGTTCGGCGCGGCGCCGAACCACTCGGCCTGGAGCGGCCCGTCGTAGACGCGCACCCACGCGCCCGAGCTCGCCGCCACAGCCGTCGCCTTGACGTACACGCCCTCGAGCGTGTCGGCGGCTACATGCACGCTGTAGTCCGCTGACAGAAACAGGAACATGCCTTCCCGACCGGCTTCGGTCAGATAGACTTGCGTTGTCGTGCCCGTGTTGACGGCCTTCATCGCCGTACGCGTCGCGACAAATGTCACGCCGACCGGACCGGTCGCGCCGGTAGGCCCTGTCGGTCCTGTTGCGCCGACACCACCGGTTACACCGGTCGGACCTGTCGCGCCGACAGCGCCATTCGTGCCGGCGGGGCCGGTAGCGCCAGTTGCGCCAACGGGACCGGTAGGTCCGGTCGCACCGGTAGCGCCTGCGCCTGGCGGTCCGCTCGGCCCCACGGGTCCGGTTGGTCCGGTTGGTCCCTGACCGACCATCAAAGCGCGCGTCTCGGGCGTCAGACTGTCAGGCGTGACGCTCTGATTCTGCAGCGCACCGTCGGCGCGTCGCACGTCCTTCAGGGCGTCGATCGTGTCGTCGATGCCCTTCTTCAGATTGGCAAGATCGTCGTCGAGATACGTGCCGGGAAACGGGTCTTTTTGCTGTTCCTGTTGCCAGGCCGTGTAATTGTGGTCGATCGTCGGTTTTGTGGGGTCGGACACGGCGTCGGCCTCGTTGATTTCGTCCGGCGATCATAATCAACAAACGGTCAACAAGCAAATCGCCCGCGGCGAGGACTCCGCGGGCGATTCTGGATGACGACCAAGTCTTCCAAGGGGTGCAGCCGGTCGGGGAGGACGATCGGCACCATAAATTTACGTCGATCGGGCGTTGATTGTCAAGGCAATCCGATCAACTGACCGACATTCCGGCCGGAACGCGGATGCGCGCCCGCTTCGGCCGTGCGGGGTCCTCGAGAACGACCGGAACGCGCTCCCGAAGGCCCCATTTCTCATGAATGAGCGCGAGCCACTGCTGCGGCGGCTCGGGCAGGCCGCGTATGCGCAGCGCATATTCCGAATAGCCGACCATCGACCCGTTCGCGAGCACCGTGCCGGGGTTCGACGACGTGTGGTAATGAGCTGTGAGAATTATGTCGTAGTGCTCGCCCGTGGCGAAGCCCGACAGCTTGATTTTCTTGCCGCCGCGCACGATCGGCAGTTCCGGCCCGGCGAAGCCCATGCCGCCCCCGGTGCCCATGCTGTCGCCGTGCGTCTGCAGCACGGACCAGCCGAACAGCGGGAACACGATATCGGCGCCGGAAGCGCAGTTGACGGTGATTCGGGGATCGCTGGCGAACTCGCGCGCCAGGATATTGCCGATCATGACGTCGTAGGACAGCGCGGCCATGCGCTTGGCGTGCGTCTTCTCGGTCGTGCGGCCATGATTGCCCGGCGTCACGGTAACAAGCACCGCGCCGAACGTGTCGGCGAGCTTGCGCAGGCCGGCGGCGGCTTCGTCGGTGACGAGAGCGACCTGTTCGTGCGACGTCAGCGCGTTGGTCTCGCGGAGCTCGGCGTGAATGTCGCCGGAAACCAGATCGCCGTTCAGCGCCACGACGACGCCCTTCAGGTCGCAGTCCGAAGACCAGCGCGGCAGGATGCGGATCGACGCATCGATCATGCGCCGGAACCGCCGGCGGAAGATTTCGGGATTGTAGGCGTTGATGCCGCCGGTTTCCTCCGGCCGCACGACCTCGCCGCAGTGCAGATCGGACAGATGGACCAGCCCGACCGCCCTGCCCGTCTCGCCGGAGCCCGGCAAGACCCATTCCGGCAGCGACAACGGTCGCTGAAACACGCCGGCCATCTCGCGCAGCACATGCTCGCTCGTTGCGGCCTGTTCTTCGGCCTTCTTTGCCTTGTTTCGCCAGAAATTGACGTCGCGGATCTCGGCCGGCGACGGCGGCGCGATTTCGGGCATCTCCGGCGGCGCCTGGCGCTGCGCTTTCAGCGATTCGACGAAGTGCCCGAGCGTGCTTGGCTTCAAACCGAGCGCTCGGGCCGCCGCGCGGAGCGTCGGATGCGCGTTGACGGCGTCAATCCGGCGCTTGATCTCGGCGTCTGTGAGGGGCGCGACCAAATTCAGGCGCCCTTCATGACTTTCGCCAGCGCCTGCGCGTGAATCGGCAGCGGCACGGCCATGGAATAGCGAACGCAGTCGTTTTCCTCGATTATCCCGACGTAGGCGATCGCCACGCCTTCGACGACGAACAGCCCTTTCGGCGAGGAATCGCTTGGCGTGGCTTCTGCGCCGACTTCGGCCATGTACTTCAGCGCCTCCGCATGGCCCTTGACCACGAAAACGTTGTCGGTAGCGACGTGAAGTTCATCCACGGCGTGACGCTTAAGGGCGACGACCGGCGTGCATTCCTGCGCGAGCGCCGGAAACGCGAAAATGACGAAAGCAAGCACTGCGACCCATATGCGAAGCATGGCAGTCATCCTTTGAGGGTTGCGGGAAGTCATGCGGGAAGGGTTTCGGGCCGCTGATTCGGCCTGATTTGGGCGATTTCGAACGGGCCGTGGCAGCGACGCTCGGCGAAGGTGCGCGCGGCGTCCTCCGAACCGAATTTTTCGGCTTCGTCGACGTTCCGGGTCCACGAGAAAGGCCGCCAGCCGTGGGATTCGGCCCCGAGCGGCGCGATTTGCGTGTATTTCAGCCATGTCCGGCCGTGAAAGCGGATGCCGAAGGCGTTGAGCTTCGGGGCGTAGGTGATCACGCGGCCGCTCCGAACTCTGGATTCTCAGCGCGCCAGTCGGCCCAACTCGGATCGGTCTTCTTCCACTCGATCCATTCCGCGTGATCCGGCTTCGGGGAGTACGGCTTCCGGTAGGTCAGGCAGCGTTTGCAGTTCTGATACACCCGGTCCTCGCCGCGAGGCTGCCGGTGCCACAGATGCTTGCCGCAGAAATGCAATCCGCAGCCGTGCTCGCCACCGAAAGGCTCGCCACCGCACACGTAGGACAGCCCCCGGTCGATCTTTGCGTCGCAATCAGGGTGATCGCACGTCGCGGGCACGCCGTAGCCGACATCTCGTTTCCAGTTGTCGTCGAAGCTAAGAGCCCAACCCAAAGCGGCCTCCTGCTACCAGTTCAGGCCACGGGCAATCGCCCATGCCAGGCCGTATTTGACGAGCCAGACGGCGAGCGCGGCGGTGACGATGATGCCGAGAAGGACGCCGATCACGAAACCCATGGGCGTCGGCCTCAGACGGTCGCGGAGAGCGTCTTAACGACGGCCCCGAAAATGTAATCCTTGGCCTTCTGCTCGACGGGAAGTTCGTCGTAGGGCACGAAGCATGGGTGTTCCTTCGTGTCGGGGTTCTTCACCGCGCCCCACGTCCAACCGTCGCGGCGCTTCTCGGCCAGCCAACTATCGTGACTTGCGGACGGCGGTGCTGCGGGGTTTTTCTGCAGGAATTCGACGCCGGTGATGGCGGATTGCCGCTGCCAGTCGGGAGCGTCGTCCCAATGCGGCTGCGAATTGTCGCCGATGGCCGCGCAATAGGCGCGATTGGCTTCGTGGGCGACGCGGGCGATCTCTTCGTTCGTGAGCTTCGACATGGGCTGGTCGTCTCCGGGATATGGATGGTTGATCATAAGTTGATCGTTTGTTGATTGCAAGCGGGACGTGTCGGCCGGTGCGGGTCGTGGCGACAGAGAGCGGACGGAAAGTCCGAAACGGTTTTTCGGGTGAAAATTTCTACGGGCTGCCGCCGGGCTCTCGGCCGACGCGCGGCGACTGTCGGCAGGGGTCGGCCCGGCCTAGGACCCACGTCGAGCCAGGCGCCAGCGGCGCCGACGATGGCACCTCGAGCGCAACAACTGCAATGCTTATGCAGTTGTGTTGCCTTAGCTTTCAATGGGTTAGCGTCGCTGCGTGGTAGCGCTTTGCAAGCTTGCTAGTCGAAAGCGCCCGGTTTAGGAATTGATTCCTCATGCTCGAGGATTGGTTTCGCCCGCTCCGATGCCTCGCGCCTAAGCCGATCGATGGCCGATTGGAGCTCATCGCCGCTCATCTCGGCGGGATCCTTGCCCGCGGCGGCATCGCCGGCGGCATAGACGCGATCGATGACGATCTTTGACGCCACCATTTTGCTGCCCCACGGCACAACAGGGTCTTTTAGCGCGGTTTCGATGGTGTTCAGCGCCAGAGGCAGCAAATCGTTGTGCAGCCTGGCAAGCTGTTGCGCGCGAATCTCGGCCTGAATTGCGGGTTTCCGCAGATTGTCGCTGCCGCGCGGCTGCGGGTGCGCATAGCCGGCGAGGCGAGCCGAATGCGTCGGATCGCCCGTCACGGCCATAACGCCCGCAAAGGCCGTTTCCTGCCTTGTCAAAACCCCTTTGCGACGTCTCAACTTCAAAGCTCCATTTGTTTCGATGGTCGAAATATTTAACCGCTAAAACGAAACGGCCCGTTTCGATCATTCTAGCGCGTCGTCGATTATTTGTCGATTTCGTTGATTTTGCCTGTTGACTGGTCAACGATTCTGTCATACAAATTCCGTCATACAGAAAACGGAGTAACGGAAATGACGACCTTTAAGACCGCTTCTATCGGCAGCATTTCGCACGGCACGTTGCGCACAGAAGACTTGCTGGAAAGCTTCGCCGACGAGCTCGAATATCACGTCAATCGCAATGCCGCTGCCTGGTGCGACGACGAAGGCAGAAAGCAGCGCGATGTTCTCATGAACCTCATCGGCGAGGCGCGCGAGGTTGATGCTGACAGCGACGAGGCAAGCGAACTTGTCAACGAGTCGCTGATCGATGCGCTGCAGGAATTCGCTCCGGCTTTCTGCTACTTCGGAACGCACGAAGGCGATGGTTCAGACTTCGGTTTCTGGCCGAGCATGGACCAGATCGAGGAATTGCCGCGCATCGCCGATCCGGCCGACATGCCGGAAGGCGGAACGGGCGAGGAATGCGTCTACGTCAACGATCACGGCAACGTAACGGTTTACGACGCTAACGGCGCCGTCGTCCTCGAGCTTGTCTGAACGGTTGATCAGCCCGCATCGCACCAATCAACAAATACCGAAACGGAGTAACGACCATGGCCCACCAGATGCTGACCGCCCAAGAACGCGCCGAATTGCTGGAGTTTGCGGCTGTTGAAGGGAAGAACTGGAAATCCATCCTCCAGCGAGAAAGCTGGTGGCGTGGAATCCCCTGTCGCGACAAGCACGGGCGGGAATACGTGACGCTCTATGGTCTGCGCAACACACACGGCCCGTCGTGGCTGATGTCATATCGCCTGCCGCTCTAGACCAACATCAACCCCGCTCCGGCCGTTCCTGGCGCCGTGCGCGCCACGGCGGAGCCATGCCTGAAGGAAACCGACCATGACCGAAGCTGACGAAGTCGCCGCAAACATGCAGGCCGATCTGCTGACCATCTACACGCTCGACGATGCGCTAAAGCACGTCCCGCCGGCTGACGAAGTCGGATACCAGGTTCGCGACAACATGGCCGAAGCGCTGGTCAATCGCGCGATGTTGCATCGCCGCAATCTGCCGAACCTGTTTACGCTGATCGACAACGGCGCCAAAGCGATGGTGCTCAATCTCGAGGGACGCGACCGCTTATCGTGCGTTGCCGATATCGCGTGGCAGCGCCGCGGCGGCTTCACAGAGCCGATGCATGTCTGCCGCTATGTCGGCAATGGCCGCTTTGCCGATATCGAGACGGGCAAGGAATTCGAACCCGCACGCTCGCCATACACGGAAACCGCTTGGAACGATTTCCTAGCGCGGCTGGTGTGGCAGCCATGACCGCGGCCCTGCTCGTCGTCGGCCTATCCCTGCTCGCTATGTGCGCCCTGCCTGCCTCTTGCGGGCGAATAGCCGCCTTTCTGTATGACAGGATAAAGCCGCCTCCGTAGAAGTGCGTTCGGCCTTGTTTTCTTCTGGCGAGGCCGGGCAATAGGTCCAATGGGTCCACCTATATAGGGGTGGACCCATGGACCCATTCGTTGCCGTTTCGTTGGACCCATTTGGACCCATTTGGACCCATTCACCTAAGCTATTGATTTTATTCGAAAACGTTTTGGTTTTCTTCTGGACCCATTTGGACCTGTTCGCCTTCAACGGCCTTGCCGTCCGACGAATGGGTCTGGACCCATTCTGAGGCATCTTTTCGGACAATATGTCCCCAACGCCCGCGCGCAAGCCGCTCAATCAAACTCTTTGCGGCAAGCTTTTTGATCATCACGCGCACCGCATTATCGGACATATCGTCCGCCCGGCTGCCGAAATATTCGACCAGTTCAGCGACCGATACACCGCCCGCAGGATCGACCGACAAGGCCGACAAGTCCGCCATGGCCTTCAACACGTCTGCCTCTTTCGGTGTCGCCACACCGACCGACACGCCCGCATCTTTGACCAGGCGAACGGTGCAAGATGTGATCGGATCGCCGTCGCCATCCACGCCCAACGTGCGGACCTCGAGCGCGAAACCTGATGACCATGACTTGTCGAGATCGCGCTGCTTTGTGACTTCGATCGACCCTTCAGCGACCTCGATTTCCGTATCGGTCGCGGCGCGCAACAGCGAGTGCCCGCGGGCGCCCTGCGCGGCGTTCTTGCCGCTATGGTGGACAACGAGCAAATGCGCCGATGTGTGCGAGCGCAGCACGTCGAAGTGATTGACGATGTAGCCCATATCGACCGACGAATTTTCGTCACCACCAGCCATCGCACGCGACAGCGTGTCGACAACGATCAGCATAACCGGCACGCCCAACGCTTGAATGGCCGACACTAAGGGTTTCAGGTCCGCGTCAGGGCGCCGTAGATCGACGCTGGACGGCAACAGAAGGAATTGCACGCCACTCGCCCGGTACTTGTCGCGCAGCGCACGCACGCGCCTCTTGGCGCCCCTGCCGCCTTCAGCCGCGACATAGATGACACAACCTCGCGTCGTCTTCATGCCGGCATACGGCAAGCCGCTAGCGACATGATAGGCGAGATCCATTGCAACGAACGTCTTGCCGACATTGGACGCGCCATAGAGCACCGTCATTGCGCCCTGGTCGAGCAAGCCTTTGATCAGCGAAGCGCGCGTGTCTTCCAATGCGCCGTCGGCTGCAGCGTCGAACGGCAGAAACTCGAAGCGTTTCGCGGGGGTAGCTTTCGATTCGGTTGGCGCTGTGTGCTCGTTCGGCGGCTCTACGGCGCCGGCATCGTGCCACGCAGATGCTACGTACTGCTCGCCGCCAAGCCTGCGCGCCTGCGAATAGATGAAATCCGCGCCAAGACCGAATGGTGGCTTGAAGCTCCAATAGACGCGAGCCGCGTCTTCCGTCTCGTCGGTCAGCCCGGCTTTCTCCGACCATTCGCAAAACAGGTCTAGTCCGAAGTTCTCGTCATCCTGACAGGCGCCACGCAGCGCGACAGCGGTTTCCGACCACTCCTTGTACCCGATCTGATTCGGGTCGTTCGGCGTGGCCTCTATCGCTTTCCTGATCAGGTCGAGATCGCCTTTCAGGGACGGTTGGTCGACTGTCGCCCGATCGGTCGCGGCCGAGCCTGACGATGCGTGGCGCGGCAGTTCCTCGCGCAGCCTATTGAAGAAGTCGCGCACCTGTTCCGGCGTCACCACAGTCAGGTCATTGAACGCTGGCACGCCGTCGGGCCATGAATAGGGCCGCCCGGTACCGGGGTGGATGCCATGCGCGACGAACCATTTCGTATCGTCGGCGCCGGCCAGGCCCTCGATCAAGCCGGGGCGCTTGTCGTCCATGCCGTCATCGAAGCGGGCTTGCTGATAATCCATCGGCGCGGACAGCCGATAGGGCAGCAACACCTTGGCGCCGATTCGGCGCTTCGACGGCCCGAGCAGTTTGAAGGCCGCACGCATGATCTTTTCCGACCACACCGGCGAGCTCGTGTCGATGTCGAGCCCGAACAACAGGCCGACGCTATCGCATCGGAAACCAACGCCGGCGCCCATGGCGGCCCATCGGTCCAAATCATCGAGCGTGGCGGCGTATTGTTTGACCGACGTTCCATACCATCCGTTGTCGCCCTTGATGCCGGGGCGTTTGCCTGCGGCACGAAGGCCGCAGTCATGGGGAACGACAGGAAGCAGGCGACGATAACCGAGATCCCAAAAGCGGCGGAAGGGATTGCCGTTGTGTGCTGTCACGGACGCTCACCATGTTCGAAACGCGCCTGACGGGCGGCAAGGGCAGCGGCTTGGCACTCTCGCCCAAACAGCTTGTCGGTCAATCTTTCTTCGAAGCCGAACAGTCGCGCGCAGTTGTGCCCTAGCTCAACAAGGCCCCGGCGATCGACGACATTGTACATGACGTCCAGCGGGTCGCCGTAGAGGACCAGCCCGCCGTCAATGTCTTCGACCTCGCGCACGATCTCATCCATCAGTTTTTGTTCGCGCGTGTCGAAGTCGGGCCGGCCCTGCGCGTTCGTTGGTTGCGGGCCATGCTTTATTTCGACGATCACGTATTCGTCAGGAAACCAGAAGTCAGGCAGATACCAGCCCGACGGCAGCGCGTAGCCTTCGTGCTCGTAGACCCAATTCAGTTTCAGGTGATCGAAGAAGACGGCCCATCGGGCTTCAAGGCGCGACCGGAAGCGGTAGCCTTTATAGATCGTGTCGATAGACGGTATCTTGGCAGGCGTGGACGTGCTATATAATGTAGGCATTGGGTTCTCCGGCTGCATCGGACGAGCCCGCGTTTCGGAAGCGGCGCTGCTCGGCTATGAGCGCGCCGCTTTCTTTTTGTCTGCGGGAATAGCCATCCAGCCCGAGCACGGCGCCGAGATCGCGGAGCGTGCTGACGCGCGTCGAGTGGCGGCCGTGCTTCAGGTCGGTCAGCGTCTTGCGGTCGTAGCCCGCGCGCAGGGCGATATCGGTTGCGCTGATGCGCTGCGACTTCATCTCCGCCAGCAGCGCCAGGACGATCGGGTCAGTCACGGGCGCGGCAGTGCCGAGCACAGCCCGAGTTCTTCCATGGAATAGCCGCAGTTGCGGTAGTAGTCCCGGTTCAGGTCGGCGTGGCGGGTGCTGACGCAGCCGGCGACCAGCACGGCGAGCAGCAAAAGTGTGGGCGTCTTCATTGGTCGTCTCCGTTGAAAAATCTGGACCAGTACGCATCGTCGGGCATGGCCGCGTCGACGATGCCGGCCGCGGCGATCAGCACCAGCGCGGCGGAGATGCAGAACAGCGTCATGGCTTGTCCTCCGGTTCCGGCGTCTCCATGCTGCATGTGTCTTCCACGCGCACGGTCGCCGACGGATAGAACATGTCTTCCGATAGCCTTCTGATGGTCGCGGGCGGGTTGAAGGTGCATTCTCCGAGATGGCCGTAGCCGGTGATGCGCTCGAAATATTTGCAATCCTTGCAACTCATTGCAGCCCCCACGTATCGCGATGCTCGAGGAAATCGGGATGGACGGCCGTCTGGTAAATTTCGGTCACTTCTTCATCGGTGAACTGCGGGTCGGGCTGCGTGAAGTGGACCCACAACGCCCACACGATCAGAAGAACAGACGGGCCGAACGCTACGGCGAGAACGATCTTGTTGCACATCACGGCTGTTCCTCCGGTTCGTAGCGGGTGCCACAGAACGGGCAGAAGCTGGCGAACATGCCGCAAGCTTTCTGCTTGCCCCTGCCACTCTCGATCTGTTCGGTGGCGATCATCAGGTTCGGGTTGTCTGGATGTCGCTGCGAAAACACGATGGCGCGCGTCAACCGCGTGTTGCGTTCTTTCAGCTTGTCGTCGATGGTGTCTGCGCACTTGCACGGCATGGTCTTTTCTCCCTCAATCGAAATATGCGAAGCGGGCGGTTGTCTCGCCGCGCCGGAAAAACTCGTCGACCGGCTCGCGGTCGTTCTCGCGCTCTGCTTCGCGCCGTGCCCGCAGCTTGTCGGCCAGGGTTTGCGCCGGCTTGGCGAATTCGCGCGCCATGTTCTGTTTCGGCAGTCGCTTGATATTCGGTTGGAAGGTCATCGCTTGTCCTCCGCCTTGAACGCGGCGACCACTGACAGCCACAGACACTGGCCGAGCACCACGCCCGAAAAGCTGAATGAAGGCACCAGCCAGGTCAGGACGCAGGCGATGCCCAAATGCACGCCCACGACGCCTGCCACAATCAGCACACGTTCGCCGGGCGATCGGTCTTTGTATTTCCTAGTCGTCATCGTCGTTCTCCGTTGGTCGTCTTGGTCTACAGAATCAACTCATCAGTCAAACGCATTGCCGGGTGGCGGGGCCGTCTCAGGCTCCGGCGGGAAGGCCGCGTCGAGCGCGGCTTGCTCGGTCGGCCCGGTGAAGGTGAACATCTCGCCGTCGGGCGAGTGGATTTCCAGCGTCACGGCCGCGCCAGGATCCAGCGCGTAGACAGCGAACGCTAAGGCCGGGAAGGCGGCGCGGGCTTGGTCGAGCGTCATTCGACAGTCGCCTCTTTGCGCGCGATCTGTGCGAGTGCGTTCATCATCCGGCGCCAGTCGTCAACTTGGACGACAACAACTTGAGCGCGGTATTCGATGCGGTGCGGGTCGAATGGTGAGACGGCCGGTTCGGTGCCGATGCTGCGGTCGACAATGCCGTCTTCCACCATCTTGCGCGCCATCATGTCCGCCAGTTCGCGGATCACGATCTCGCGCTCGACGACGCTGTCTTCCATGCGCATGAGCATGTGCGGCGACAATGAAACCTGTGCGCCGAGCGTCTTGGCTTTTGCTGCGCTTTCGATTGCCGTCTTCGCCGGCTGCGTGAACGTTTGGAACATTGGTCGTCTCTCCTATTCGAAGGCACTCTGTTTCTGCGCGCCATCAGGGTCAAGCGCGTCGGCCAGCACGTCGATCAGCATTTCCGACTTCGGCTTGCCCTGGCGCTCGGCTTCGGCCTTCAGCGCGTCGTGCAGATCGACCGGCACGCGCGCCGCCAGCATTTCGGTCGGACGGCCGTATTTGCGCTTCGTTCCCATGGAATCTCCGGGTTATGCGTCGAGGGTGAATTCGTAAGTCCGCCAATGCACGGCGCCGTCGCGCACGCCGCGCCTCTTGTCACGTTCTTTGAGTTCCGCGATCTTGCCTTCAGCGTTCGCTTCGGACGAGGCCACCCCGGCGGGATAGTCGTTTCCCATAATGACCCAAACGGTCTTGCTCATTGCATCCTCCTGAACTTGGTCGACATCATCTGTATGACAGAAAAGTTGATCAGTCAACGCCGAATCAACAGACGATCAACTTTTTTATGCCTTCCGGTAACGTTTCCCCCTCCAGCCGCCCGCCGCGAGCGGCAGCCCGCCGGCCCACGGTGGAAGCCGGCAGATCAGCTTTTCGAACGCGGCGAGATCGCCGAAACCGCGATCGACCTCCGCGATCATTTCGTCATATACCGTGAGCACGATCGGATAGCCCTCGCCTTCCGCCAACCACATGCCGTTGACCAGGAGATCGCGCGCCACGGCCTGCGTGTCGTTCTCGGCCAGGATGCCGCCATACAGCAACTCGCGCTGCATCGACTTGCCGTTCTGAGAGACGCCGAGACATGTGATCGCCGGCGACGTGTCGCCCTGAATTTTGACCTCGCCCTTCAGCGCCAGTGCTTCGGCCTCGTCGCGCAGCATGACTTCGGCGTCGCCGAACGAACCGTCGTCCAGCTTCAGCTTTGCCCACACCTGGTCGCGCAGCTTCGGCATCGCGTAGGCCAGGCATCGGCCCGACGGCAACTGACACCACAGATAGCCAAGCCGCACGATGTATTTGAACTTCAGCGTCGAGACGACGGTGCCGGGATTACGGATGGCGTCACGCACAGCCGTCTCACGCAGCGCCCATCCGGCGGCGATCGCCGGGTTCGCAGCGCGCCAGCCGACCTTGATCAGTTCGCACGCGATCCACGCCTCGCGCGACAGCAGATCGGTCTTTTCCTTGCCGCGCTTCAGACAGCCGGCATAGCGCTTCACGGCCTTCTCGCGGCGTTCCTCGCTGGCCGTTTCCCATGCTGACGGGAACAGGGCGTCGAGGTTCACGCCATAGTTTTGCGCCATCGCATGGAAGGCCGACACACCGCCGCCGAAACCGCAGTTGTGGACCAGTAGGGCGCCGCTATCCGAAAGGATCAGGAAACGGTTTCTCGGCCCGGCTTGCAATATATCGAATACGGGCGCGAAGTAGGTCATTCTCTCGCTGCAGTCGCTGGATTTCGGCTTGCATGACGCGAGCTTTGCGTCGGTTGCCGGCGTTGACGGTGCGAGTGACGAAACGGAGATTGCCCGGCTCGTAGCCGTCGTTGACGCGGATGCGGTCGAGCTCGAGTTTCGGGTTATCCCAACCGTCGAGTGTGACGAGATATTCAAGAAACGCCCGGCGATCGTTCCCCCAAAAGACGGTGATGCCACGCCCGCCATAATTGGGGTAGCCGCTGTCGTTAGGATTCGAGCAGCGATTGATGCAAGCCGAAATCCTATTGAGCAGCCTGCGGCGATGGCCCGGTGAAGGGACCACATCCGCATAGCCAAAATATTCCTTCCGCCACTTGGACGCCGCGTGCTTGGCACAACGATCACATCGGGTGCTGGCGCCTTTGCGGAGGTTCTGAACGTCGACCCGATGCGGTTCAGCGCCACAGGAGCATTGAACCCGCACCCCGTGCAGGCCGCCGGCAGGGCCGACATCGAATCCGACGACGGTAAGTTCGCCGAACCTGTCGCCAATGCTCGGCCAAGCAAGTCGGGCTGTGAAACGAGTTCCTGCGCCGGCGTCCAAGTTTGCCCGGTTCTGATCAAATGATCCGGCGTTACTCCGATGCCGTCCACATCGACAACCCGGCGCACACCTTTTGCGATCAATCCTTGGTGTCGGATCCACTCTACCCCATCCCATAGCAAATCATCGGGTAACACCTCCACTATAGCCTTGACTCCGCGCCGGGTCAAAACTTTGGTTTCGGCGGTGAAGCAAGCTAGTTCGCTTACCTTGCCGACCGATTGGCGCAGCGGGTGTTTCTTGTCGATTACGTCCGTCGTCGTGTTCATGATCGACGCCGCGGTCTGCCGGTAGAGATCGGGGATTTTCGGGTCGGCGATGATTCGGTGCATCTCCTGCACCTTCCATTCCTCGCCGCTCGACCAGGCGATCACCGCGCCTTCGATGCCGGAATAGTCGGCCTGTATGAGCTCCTTGCCCGGCGCTGCCCATATGAAGCCGCGAATGCTGTCCGACAGCAGATGCATCGGCTTGCCAAGCTCGGGGCCGTAGAGCAGTTTCAGCATCTCCGGCTCGCCGGTCCTGATCGCGTCGAACAGGACGTCTTGCCGCAACTCGGCCTCGTCGAAGATGCGTCGCGGGCGAGGAAGATTGTTCAGGTTGACGCCGACCGACTGCGTGCGGCCGGTCGACGCCTTGTGATAAATGAACGCGCCCCGGATACGGCCATCCGCGCCGGCAAGCTTCTTCATCTTTTTCAGCTTGGCGACCGACGTCTTGGCGCCCTGCTGCCTGATCTCGACCGCGCGCCGGACGTGCTCGGGAATGTCGGGATATTGCAGCAGTTCCTCGATATCGGCCTTCGTGCCGCTGTTCAGCGTCACGCCCTGGGTCTGGACCCAATCGACAAGCCGATCGACATTCGTGACGGCCGGCACGGCGCCGTTGGTGATCTGCAGCAGTTCGCGGTTCAACAGCTTCACGGCGCGTTCGGAAAGCTCGATCGCTTTATCGATGGACCGCAGATCGACGCGGATGCCGCGGTCGTTGATCCGCTCCTGCAGGCTGTAGAAACGCTGCTCGAATTCCGGCAGTGACACCATCTTACGATCGGCCGCCGCTTCGGCGCGCACGTCGGCGTCGCAGTAGTCGTGGAACGCATCGAACTTCTCGGGGAAATCCTCCGGCTCGTTGAATGTGCCGTCGCGCTTCGGGATCGAGAAGAACCGGATCAGGGCCTCGCCTTCCTTGCTCTTTTTCGTGGCGAGTTGCAGCACGTCGCCTAGAGCCTCGAGCGAGGCGGGCAAGCCCATGGCTAGAGCGGTCGCCTGGGTGCATCGGAACTGTTCCAGCGTCGGCATCGGCCAACCGTGCTTCTGCGGCATGATCTTGGTCATGCAGAGACGTTCGAACCCCGCATTGTGCGCAATTATCGTGTCGCCGCGTTCGATGGCCTGGCGGAGATCGTCGGGGCATGGCTGGCCGCGCCGCCACCGCTGCAGCGGGCCGTCGTCGATCTGGTAGCTGGCGAGCAGCGCATCGGTCGACGGGTGCGCGAAATAGGCGTAGCGCCCGTCGGTCTTCAGATTGACTTGGCTGCGCGTTTCGAAATCGATCTCGACGCTCATGCGAACGCTCCAATTTCCGTGTCTTGATTGAAGAAGCGCGGCCCGCCAGCGTGCCGGGCGTCGAAGCGATACCAGGCGCAATTGTCCTTGCCGGTGACGGTCGTGCCGGGGATCCAGATCAGCCGGCCAACCGCTACGATATGGCTGCATTGCGGCAGTAGCGGCCGGGCCTGTTTGGTGAAGGCCCAATCCGCATCGAACAGCAGCCATGTCGGCGCGATGCGCTGGAAATGCAGGATCATCGCGTGCAACAACGGGCGGGTCCACGGCGGGTTCGTAATGATCGCGTCGATGTCACCGAAGCCGTCGAGCCCGAGCGCGTCGGCGCCGTCGCGCAAGTCGCTGGCATGGCCGCAGATCAGGCCGAAGCCTTCAAGCTGACGGACCAGGATCCCGTCGCCGGCGCACGGCTCCGCGAAGCGTCGCACGCCGGCCAGGAACGGCAGCAGCCGCCACACTGCCCGCCGGTCGATGGTCGGGTAGTCGTCGAGCGGTCGGCGCTTGAAGTCCGACCGCTTGCTCATTTGTGGTTCCTCTTGCGTTTCGCAGCTTTCCAATGCGGCGTATCGGCGAACTTCCGGCTGCCGTTGGTGTTGTCTCGGTCGTGGCGGAATAGCTGGCTGACCGATGGCTTGGTCGGCGTGACCGTTACGAGCGTGCCGCCGTCGAAGACGAACCACAGCCCGCCGACTTCGGCGTGCTTCAGCTTGGCGTCGAAGAAGGGCTGCGCGATTGCCGCCAGCTTCGCGCGGAACTCATCCATGTCGATGTCGTGGCCGCGCTCCAGCCACCGCACGAGCGCGTGATCGCTGATCCTGACCTTCATGTTGAGATCACCGATCAACAGAATCAACGACACGGGCGCGCGAACGGTGATAGGGGCAGTAAGGCCCCTGCTCCGCGCGCGGATGCCCGCAGAACAGAAACACGCCGCCCTTGGGCACGTCATTCGTCGGCCACTTGCATTGCTTGCCGTCGAGCTCGTGCAGCAACATCTCGCGCGACACGGGCGCAGGCAGAGCGGGCTTGGCGGGCGTACTCGGTGTCCTGGCGCGGCGCGGTCGGCGCGTCCACGCATATGTTTCAGGCTTCGGTTGCTCGGGCTTTGGCTTGCTGAAGCCGGACACCCGAGCAAACCCGATCGCCTTCAACCGCTTGTCGCGGTAGACGACGCCGATAACGGCGTTGCGGCTGGCTCCGGTGAAGTGCGCAGCGATCTTGCTCGCCGACAAGCCCGCCACGAGCAATTCGGCGATGCGGTCTTTGTCCGTGCTGGACCACAGAAACGTTTCTCTCATGGACGCAACTCCAGTCCTTTGCGGGCGTCGTAATAGAAGCCCTTGGTGTTGAGGTAATGCAGCGCCTCGTTGATCGCGCGGATGTTCGCCTGGTAGATGCCGATCTGGCGTTCCTTGCGCGCCCGGTAGGAGACGATGGCTTCTTCGACGGTCGGGAGCGCGAACTGCTTCCGCCAATTGCGGTTGATGAACTTGCCGCGTTCGCTGTAGTCGTCGATCACGACACCGCAAGGCGTGTGTTTCCGCGCCTTGTATGCGTGAAGGTTCGGCCGCGTCGGACCGCCCGGCAGCGGGTCGCCCCATTCGTCGACGCCGGCGGAATAGGTCGTCTCGTCGATCCTGTAATAGTGCTCGGTCATTCGAAGGCACTCCCGCTTGGGGCGGCCGCAGCCGGCGCCCACAGTTGACCCGATGCGCCCGGCAAGATGCCGAGCGCCTTTTTCAATGCGGTGTCGGGCGTGTCAGCCATCTCGACACGCCACGACTTGCCGTCGTCGGAAGACAGGCTGGCTTGATAGCCCTTTGAGATCGGGTAGACGGACAGCCGAAGCCGCTCCCCGGCGCGAGCGCGCAGGACGTCGTCGATCGAGGGGTTGTTCATCCAAACACCCCCAATGCGCTGCCGTAGGTGTCGCGCAGGGCTTCGCGCTCGTCGCGCTCGGCCTTGTCGAGCTTCCGCAGCTTGATCATTTCGTTGAAGGTGCGCAGATCGAAGCCGACTGACTTCACTTCCTTGTGCAGTTCCTTGATGTCGTCGGCGATGGCCTGCTTGTCCTCGTCGAGCCGTTCGCGGCGCTCAATGAGCGCGCGAAGCTGGCCAGCGGCGACCGTCTGCGAATTGTTGCCGCCTTTGATGTCGGGATTGCTCACGGGTGTTGCTCCGTTTGACGGGCACGGCGGGCGCATTCGCGCAGCCCCTGGTGCGGTGCATATTTTCCGGTGACGACAGCCGGCCGATATGTCTCGGCCGACTTGCCCTTCTTCGCCTTCAGCTTGTAGGTCGGCCAAACCGTCGAAAACGGCTGCTTGGCCTCGCGCGCTTCGGCCTTCGCCCGCTCGCGGCGGGCGGCCCGGTACGTGCTGGCGGCCCTCATGACAGCGACCCGAAGCGCGCATAGGCTTCGACCTTCGATATGCCGTAGTCGATCAGCTTGTCCGCTTCGGCCTGCTGACGCTCGACTTCCTTCGCCAGAGCAACGGCCCGAGCGGCGCGCTTCTTCTGACCGCGGGTCTTGCCGTCGGCGTAGACGCGCGGTTCGTTCGGGTAGACGCGGAAGCCGCGGCCACCGGTCATCATGAACATGCGCTGCGCGCGGCGCTCCGCTTCGGCGCCGTCGCGGGACGGAATGCCGAGCCGGGTTTCGATGGCGGCCGCGTCGCCAAGGATCTTGTTGAACACCTTTCCGAGCAAATTCATGGCAGGCGCTCCGCAACGGCCTGGTTCGCTTCTTCGATCCGATCGCAGATGCGATGGATGGCCGTTGCGATGTCTTCGACCGCGCCGAACACGCCGGCGTTCTGCGGGGCCTTATCGCCGGCCTGATTCGACGGCCAGCCGCCGGTCAAGCTGCTGGCGATTTCGACCTGACGGTTGGCCGCCTTGTCGAGACGCGACAGCGCGTTTTCGAGCCGCCCGAGAAAGTGAGCGCGCTGCGCCGACGTTTCACCGCCATAGGCGGCGCCAGAAAAGCGGCCTTCCTGCGGGCCAGCCGGCCCGGTGATGCCCTTGTAGATGCTTTCAGAATGCATGATCGTCTCCTGTGGGTTGGGCGGCGGCCACCATGACCGCCGTCATTGCCGTTGATCGCGTCAATCGACGCAATCAACTAATCAGCCAAACAAACCGCCGGCCCCGGCGCCCTGCTTCGTCTCCTGCGGTGCATCGCCCTCGTCGGCGATCTTCTCGTGCCACTTCTCGGGGTCGACCTGGCCGCTGCCGCCGATGCGCTCGCCGTCCTTGGTCTTCTGGAAATACGAGATGCCGAACGACACGCCGTCGCCGTTCTCGTCATTGTGCCAGGCGAAGGCGTTGATCACGGCGAAGCCGTAGCAACCGGAATAGACTTCCTCCTGCGTGGCCGGAATGTTCGGGTCTTTGTAGCGGACGACCGGCGGGCGGTCTTCGTTGGCCTGCACACGGATGAAAAACACGTCCGGTCCCATGCCAGGATGCAACTCGCCGGTTTCCTTGTTGCGGGCTTCCTTGCCGTCGCCGGCCAGGAACGGGGACTTGACGAGCCCCTGCTTGGCACGCTCGAGGCCCTTATCGCCCCACTGCTCGACGATGACAGCGGCGACGTGCTTTTCGAGCGCCGCGCGGGCGTCCTTCGTGAAGATCAGCGTGCAGCCATATTTCGGCTTGCCGTTCTTCTGCGCGCGGGCCTTGAACAACTGCTGCGCAAACGAGAGGCGGCAGGGCGGGGTCTTGAAGTCTTCGGATCTTGCGAATTTCGTCGCCACGATGGTTCTCCGTTTCTAGGGTTGAGCTTCGAAGTAGGTTTCGGCCTTCGATTTGGCGGCCGAACGGGTGGTCTTGGCGCGCGACACCAGGTTCGTGCCGGTGACTTCGCGCACTACGAAAGGCTCGATCAGAGCCTTGCGTTTCGAGCCGAGCAATTTCTCGGCCTGTGCCGGACTGACCGGCTTGCGGGTGTAGACGTTATCTTCGGCCAATCCGGCTTCCATGAGCGCGGTAACGGCTTCGATCTCGTCGGCCCATTTGCGATTGCCGATCTTGTCGACAAGCATATGGTCTTCGAACTCGACGCCCTGCTCGGCCATGGAATGCGCCAGGGCACGCCGGGCCTTGATCCAGTCCTCCAGCATCGGGATCATGTTCAGATCACGATTGAGCGAGGCCGGGTCCGTGTCGAGCGCGGCGTTGCCGAGCCGGGGTTGATCCATGTCGTCGAACCAGACCGCCGCGACCGACAAGGCGTCGCGCTTCAACGCCGGACACGATCCTTCGACCGGGCAAAAGGTGCATTTGCCCGGCTTCAGCCACTTGTCGCGCCACTCGTCGAGCAACACGGTGTTGCCCTTCGCGGCGGCGTGCTCATCCATGGCCTGCTTCGATCGCTGCATGGCCTTCAGCAAGTCGGCCGTCCAGTCGATCAGATCGGCGATGTGGAACGTTTCCGAGCGGATACGGCCGTCCTTGTGCGGGGCGCGCGGCTGGACGATCGTGACCGTGACGCGCTCGACGTCGAGATCGGGATGCGCCAGCAAAGCGCCAAGCCCGTAGGTGCGAAGCTGCGGGTTCTCGTTGACGTCGACGACGCCCATGCCGTTCTTCAGATCGACGATTTCCAGCGAGCGGTCGATTGCCGAATAGGAGACGAAATCGCCCGTACCGCCGGCATCAAACGGCGTGCCGAGTGCCGACAAGTCGAACCTTTCTTCGACCCACCACTGGCTATCCGGCGTCAGAAAGCGGCAATAGTCGACGTACTCCTGCGCCGAGTTGACGAGTTCCTCGTCGATCTCGATTTCGCGTTCCTTGGTCTTCTCGATCTCGCCGAGAAAGCTGCTGGCGTCGACGCCGGTGCGCAGACACTTCTCGGCGATCTGATGGCAGGCCGTGCCGCGGGCGGAATGGAGGCTTTCCCGCTGCGGCGGCGCGAATTGCGCCAGCGTCAGCGCGCCGGGGCAGTGAACGTTGCGCGCCGTCGCGCTGGCCGACCAGGTGGCATGATCTCTTGCGCCGTGGTCAGCCATTGCCGCCGGCCTCTGCTGAAAGCAGCGCAAGAACGCCGTCGGTTTCCTTGAAAACAGAGTTCACGATTTCGAACGCATCCGCCAAGTGTTTGGTGATCGCCTTGGTCTGGTCCGTGGAGAGCAGGATCAACGCGCCGGTGTGCTTTTTGAGCACCACGCCGCTAGAACACAGAAACAGTTCGAACGCGGCTGGCGTTATGTCAGCTTCGGAATGGACCATCGTGCAGGCAACGACGCCAGCCGAGCCACCCGACGGCAATCCCGTCGTCACCATGGCCGACGAACCGACCCAATTCTTGACGATGGCCGCCAGTTCAGGAGGCAGATCATTCTCCCCGAGCATCCGCATCACTTTGCTCCGCGCTTAAAGGGGTTCTTTTCGATCGCCTCGTCGAAGGCCGCGACGGTCTTCGCGTAGCCATCGGCGGGCACCTGAGACAGCTTCACGACGCCCTCGCCGAACAGCAGCGAGAAGATTTTCGGCGCGTCTTCCATGGTCTTGGGCATGGCGTTGAAGTCGGTGTTCTGGCCGTCGAACTTCAGCGCGTAGCGCAGCATGGCCGCCTGCACGTCGTCCTTGGTTGCCGGCTTCACTTCCGCGACCTTTTCCTCGATCGCGCCGGGCGCGTCGCCCTTAACGGCCTCGTCGATCTTGGCGATGGCAGCGGCCAGTTCGCTTTCCGGCACGTCGACCATGGCGCAGCCGAGCAGCGCCGGAATGCCCGCGACGGCAGCAGCCATGCCGAACTTCTTCTGATAGCGCGCCGCCGCGTGCCGCAGATCGTCCAGCGTCAGGCCGGTCTTGTTGGCGGCGGATTCGGCTGCCTCGTCGGCTGCGTCCTGCGCGGCGTCTTCGGGGCTGTCGTAGGCCGCCTGCTGCTCGGCGGCGCCCGCCAGCACGTCTTCCTTGATCGCCGCGACGCGGTCATGGTTGGCCTTGGCAGCGGCCTCGTCTTCCGCGATCTCGGCCTTGGTGCGGCGGGCCTTGCCAGGCGACGGCTGACCAGGAACGCGGGCGGGCGCCGGATCGACCTTGACGTCCGTCACCTTGATCGTGCCGTCTTCCTGCGGCTCGACGACCACGCGAGCGGTGCTGTCGCCGCTGCCGAGATCGACGCCAACGAAGGTCCTTGTGTTGACCGGCTCGGTCGACGAAATCAACCCTTCGGCCCGCACGAAACCTAGCGCGGCCATTGCCTCGTTTACCTGGTCTGCGATGGAGGGGCCGCCCGGATACGGGTCGGCGTTAATGCGAATCTCAATGCTCACGTCTATCTCCTTGGTTGCTATTTCAGAACTTCACGAATGGCGCTCCATTTGCGGAGCAGGATGGACTGCAGGGCGTCGTCTATGCTGCCCTCGAGCGTCGCCACACGCACGAGCGGTTTCGTCGCCTGGGTGTGGTTGCACACGCGCAGCGCCATTTGAGCCATGTCCTTCGGGACGAAGCTGCTTTCGGCGAAGACGAGATTGGAGGCCGACGACAGATCGATCGCCTCGCCGGCGGCTTGTATCTGCGCCAGGAACACGCGGCATTTCTTGTCGTGCAAAAACCGCTGCTCGTTTTCGGAGCGGCGCTTGTTCGGCGTCGAGCCGTCGATGCCGGTGACGCCATACTTGGCGAAGCCGTCGAGCAGCAACGCGCCGACGTCCTTGTGCCAGTAGGCGATCACGACCTTGTCGAGCGTGCTGTCGAGTTCTTCCGTGATCGCTTCGACGACCAGGCCCGCCTTGATCTCGCCAGTGAGACGGCGCAGCGGCCCCATGTGCATATCGAGCGACGAGCGGTCGCCGCTGCGCGCAGCCGCCAGGATCAGTTCCCCTCGCTTCTGATCGCGCAGTTCCGCCGGTAGCGCCTTCGGCGCGATCAGCGGCATCGTCTCGTAATCAGGCTCCAGAATGCCGACGTCGGCCTGCGTGCGCTGCAGGAACAGGCCGGCGACACGGGCGCGCAGTTCGTCAAGGTTCTTCCCTTCAACAAACACGTCGATGTAGCGCGCCATGAAGCCGCGACCGATCTTCATCGGGCGCATCCGACAGTAGCGCTCGATGAAATCGCTCTGCTTGGTGACGTCGGTCGGGCCGAAGTCGGTCGTCAGCCGCTCACGGAACAGCGCCCGCAGCATCGGATAGGCGTCGGCCGGGCTGTTCGGCAGCGGCGTGCCGGACAGCGGCCACATGCGTTCCGTGGTGTTGGTGAGCGCGCTCGTCTTGTTCAGCACGGCGCCGTCGTCGATCAGCGTGCCGTACAGGGCCTGCGTCCGCTTCGCGCCAAAGCTCTTGGCCGCATGTGCCTCGTCAGGCACGATCAAGTCCCATTTGCGCTTCAGGAGCTCGACGCGCAGCGACGGCTTCGACATGCCGTTCCAACTGATGATGGCCGACGGCACTTTCGGGTCGAGCTTGGCGTCGCCGGTCATCACCTGAACCGGGCGGTCGAAGACGGACCAGGACGGGAAACCGCGCTTCCACACGCCGCGGCCGCTGGCGGTCGTGACGACCAGGATCTTCTCCGCCATCACGCAATCGGCAGCGATGATCGTCGAGCCAGTCTTGCCGACGCGCGGACGATCTGCCAGCAGCGCATAAGGCCGGCTGGCGAGGAAAGCGGCGCCGCTCAATTGGGTCGGCTTGGGTGTCATGGTCGTCAAGGGGTGGCGCTCCGGCCAAGCAAAAACGTCAGGCTCTGTTGACCGCAATGATCAACTCAATCAACATCGCGGTCAAGCGGAAAGGTTGTTGAGGTAGATAATTTCGTGCCCGAGCGCGACGGCGAGATGCCATTCAGCCCGTGCGCCTTTCGAATTTTCCCACCCTGGCAGCATGGCTATCGCTGTCGCCTCTTTGCAGATGTAGGCCGTGTCGTCGGCCAGTGCGTCGCGCAGCGAAAACCCGTGCTGCTTGGCGGCTTCCGTTTGGCAACCGGTCGCATTGCCCTTGCTGATGTCGACGCCGTTGTGGCGTTCGATGTCGCGTTCCGCCGGGTTGAAAACGGAATGGCCTTCGGCGCGGAATTTGTCGGCCGCAGCGTTGAAGGCGGGGAAGTTGAATTCGGGAATGCCCGTCATCGGGCCGGCGATGTAGATGTGCTTCACGGTCTGTCGTCCTTTCCAGTTTGGCGAAGTTCATAGGAGATCAGGAACAAGACGCAGCAGCCGGCGTGCCACAGGTGCGACTTGCCGGTTTCCTCATCGGGGCCGGAATTGCGCCACCATTTGAACAGATGGCCGATCGCAGCGCGGTAGACCCGGCTCCAATCCATTCCTTTTTCCCAATTGCGCGGCGCATATTTCTTCGCGCCGAAGTCGAGAATCTCGGTGATGGCCTCGATCGCGTCGACGGGCAGCAGATGCAGCGGGAGCTTGGCCTGGTCGTGCTTAACGCCGCCGGTTGGCTGCGGCGCGTCGATCGGCCAATCGAGATTAGCCGGGCCGAGAACACGCGGCAGCGGCTCGTCAAGGCGCTTGTTCAGTTCGTCGAGCGTCATGCGAAAGCCCCTTCATAGTTGACCAGCGGCGCGATCACCGCCTTGAACGACGGCTTGGCGCCGTAGAATTTCACCACCCGCAGATCGACGATCTGGCTGTCGTCCGACCAGACGATAAGATTTAACGAATCCAAGCACTTGGCGAAGTTGTCACAGTCCGGCTTCTTCACTGGACGGATCTTGCCGACCAGGGCGGCCTCCCGCCACTTCTTCGGCTTACTCTCAGCGATCGGCATGACGATCGTCACCGTGGCCGACAGCGGCCCCTCGAGCAGCGGACGGCCGTCCATCACAAGCTGCGCAGCGTGCGCCAGGCGCGCTTCGTAGTTGAGAGTTCGTTCGGGAGTGTAGGCGTGGCCGGCGCGCGTCACGCGAACACGCTCCTTCGCCATGGGCGCACCAGCCAACTCCACAATTATTTCGTCGGTCATGGTTGATTCCACTAGACTCCAAAATCAACACTTTGCGCAAAACGACGCTAGGTCGCCGTCCCGGTCGCCATGAGCCGCGATTGATTCAGCAGGGCGGCGCCCCGCTCGCGGAGCATCGGGTAGTCGGTGTAGCGGCAGAACGTGTCGATCTCGTCGATCAATTCGGTGATCTCGACAGTCGATCCACCTTCGCGATAGGCATGTCGAAGTTCGGCCGCCATCGCGAAGAAGATTCCGGCCTCTTTCTGATACTGCGTCTGTTTCATTCCACGCCCCTTTAGGCTTTGAAGTACTTGGTCAGGCTGAACGGAGTTCCACGCTCCAATTCAAGGATGCACAGTAGAATAGGCAGATATTCGCCCGGAATGCTTCGCCGGGCGAACCATTTTTCAATGGCGGATAAAGAAGGACAGTCTACACCATACGACGTGAACAGAACAAGAACATTCTGTGCGTTCGTGAACTGTTCGGTCAAAAATGCGCGTGTATCGAACACGACTCCCGCCTTGTCGTCCCTGGGTTATGCCGGCTTGATTTGCCGAACTGTTCGCCGTTTGTCGGTTAACTCTAGCGGACAATTTGTCGATCTGTCAACACTGAATCAACAAACTATCAGACAAATTGTCCTTGACGGCAATCAACCGTCATACTAAATTGCGACTACGGATCAATCAACCGTCGTTAACATGCGTTAACAATTAGTGAAGGGTCCGGGTGCGAAACGGATGACCAGGAGGGACGGATGTCCAGAGACAAGACTACGGATTCGGGGTCGGAGTTGGCGATCGTCGCCGATGACGCCCGGCAACAGGCGAAGGCCGATTTCGGCCGCCGGTTGCATAAATCGATGATCAAAAAGGGGTGGAGGCAATCCGACCTGGCTCGCCATAGCGAGATCGGCAAGGACAGCATCAGCAATTATGTGAACGGCCGCACCGTTCCGACCCGCCAGAACATCGAACGGCTGGCGCAAGTCCTGGCCTTGGCGCCCAACGATTTGTGGCCCGGCTACGACGGTTCCATGGAAGGCCGCCGCAACGTTCTGACTTTCCGCGTCGACCCTGAAGACCCTGGCTATGCTTTCGTCGTCATCGACAGCCGCCTCCCGGTCGATCTCGCGCTGAAGTTGCTAAGTTTGGCGAAAGACCAGAACAGTGTTGCTCACGCAAGCTGAAGTCGCGGAGCGCCTTCGTTGTTCTGAACAGAAGGTCAAGCGACTACGAAAGTCGAAGGAACTGGCCTACATACCGGGTCGGCCTGTCCTAATAGATGAGAATGATCTAATACAGTACCTGGAGCGCAATAAATGTCCGGCTCTGCCCCCTATCTCAAAAAGGACAAAAAAGGCACCTGGTACGTCCACTGGACCGAAAAGCGAATCGGAAAGCGCGTCAGCACTCGCACGCAGGATCTGGCTCGCGCGCAAGAATTTTTCGCAGCGTGGCTCACGGTAGATGAGAACGACGCTGCGGCGCCCGGCTCCGGCCTTACCCTGGCCGATGTTTGGGACCAATACCTGAAGAAGCACGTCCGCGTGAAGTTGGCTAGTGATAAGACGGCGTGCGACATCTGGAAGAACCTCGAGCCGTATTTCGGCCATCTGCCCGCCGACGGGCTGACGCAGAACGAAGTCGAGGCATATCAAGCGAAGCGGACTTCGGGGAAGCTTGGCCGTCGCGTGCTGCCGCAGACCGTCCGCAAAGAGATCGCATATCTCGGCGCCGCCGTGCGCTTCTGCGCCGACCCACGGCGCAGGATCATCCCTCCTGAATTCGCCCACAAGCTGACGCTGCCCGAGCAGGGCGAGGCGCGCGATCGGTGGCTGCGGACGGAAGAAATTCAGCGCCTGCTCGACGCGGCCGCGCGCCTGCGCGACGGCTCGCGCCTCTCCCGCGGCGAGCGCTTCCTGTGGCTGGCGCTGGAAACCGGAGCTCGCGAGCAGGCGATTCTCGATCTGACGTGGGACCGGGTCGACTTCGAAACGAACACCATCCGCTATGATGTGCCAGGCCGGAAAAAGACAAAGAAGCGCCGGGCGACCGTACCGATCTCAAAGGCGCTCCTGCCGGTGCTGAAGCGCGCCTACGACGAGCGGCTTCCCGACAGCGGCAAGGTGCTCGACAACGGCAGCGGCGTTTGGGTCATCGTGCAGCGCATCGTGATCGAAGCGAAGCTGGCCGAGCCGAAGAAGTCGAAGCGCGGTCGGCCCTATGCGACCGGCATATCGCCGCACGTCTTCCGGCACACGGCGGCCACTCACATGGTCCGGCGCGGCGTCCCGATCTATATCGTGGCCGCCGTCCTGGGTAACAGCGTCAAGATGATCGCGGAGGTCTACGGGCACCACGCGAAGGATGATTTGCAAGCGGCCGTCGACACGATCTCGGGCGGCATGTTGGAGGCAGCGGAATGA